AACCTCGTCCAGTATTTCATTGTCCATTGTGTAACCCGTTAGCGGGCAGTTATAGCTCTCCAACGGCAGGACTCCTGAATGATAACTATTACTATACTTTCCTGCATTGGGCCCCCCCCCCTTCAGCACAACTGATTTTATGCGTGGGTGCTTCATTGGTTCAGTTGTGACTGCTTTGTAGCTGTAATACTTCCGGCTGTAAATTTCTGTCCTGTAGTTGTTCCAGATATACGTTGCCAGCCGCTGACCTTTTAGCTCTATAATCTCGTTGTCGCAAGTAAAACGATAGATAACCCCTTCGTTTCTGTCGCCATAGCCCCAGCGTGTTACATTGATCGGAAAGACATCGACAAAGGCTTTCATACTTCCTTCGTTCTCGTCTGCCCAAAAAATTTCAGTGTTGGTGTTACGATACCATTCAATAGCTTTTTTCTTTGCTGGCTCTTTCAGTTCGTAGATTTTGTAAAGCCTTATTCGTACTGTTCGCATAATGAGTGTGCGCCCTGTTATAGACTGCGCCTGTCTTTTGGTTAAATTTTCTTATTGTCGAAGGTTAAATAATAGATACCCTGGGGATCGTAATAAAACCCCAGCTGAGTAAGAAGCAGGGTAATAGGCTTATTACCTTTCATCATACCGACCAGCGTCCCGTAAAAAGAATGATCGTCGCCACCCTCCGGGAGTGCGACCTTAATCGCCTGCACACTCCCGGCAATCCCCATGCTCCGGGTAGCGAAGCAATCGGCGACTTTTATGCTGACCGTCTTACCGGGCTTTACATAGTTTTTCTTCATTGGCGTTTATTTTAGTGACCGGGTGCAGGCGTGAACTGCTTGAACCTCTCAGCGGTTCCCGGTCGGTTGCTGCTAATCTTCGGTCGGCAGCATAATAGTAATAACGGGCTCGGCTGTATCCCCTGGGCCGACGACTGCGTACATATCAAAGAGCTTGTCCTTATTAACGTACTTACTCCAAATAAGAACCTTAAAGTCTGTACGCTGTCCTCCCTGCCCTGCTTTGATCGCATGCCGTAGCATGGTAAAGATGTCCCATAGTACGCCCTCGTAATCCTTACCACCTTTCTGTACTGCCTCGTCGACAAGGTTAAATACACCTGTACTGATCGCTGTATGATACTTAAAACCGGCCTCCGCTGCCAACTTTGAAACGTCGGCCAGTATGCCGTCATTTATCGCTTCCCTGCGGGAATAGCTGTGTATCACTTTGCCAAAATAGCCTTGTATGTCTTCGCTCATAGATATTTGTTTTGTGGGTCAGCCTTTGCGCTCCACCCGGTTAAGAATTGCTTGCACGGTTTCCAAAAGTTCCTTATTCGTACAAGTGGACAATACGTCTTTATCGAATTTAAACGCAGCTATAAAATAGCTACAAGTCTTAAGCACTTCCCTTAGTTCTTCATTCTCTTTAAGCAATGCCGGGGCGCTGGCTATAAGGGCTGCATCTTTTCTGTCAATATCTTCATTACCGTGCATTACACAGACTTCTACTGCGGTTGTTTCTCCCCCGTTCCTTTCATCTACAATCCATTCTCCGGGCGTGAACTCCGGGGCTGCTGCCTCCCCGCTATTGGGGGCAGTGGCTGATTGGTTGTATGAATGGGATGGGGTAACAAAATCAACCCCGAACAGTTTAATAGTCTCCATTTCAGAAAGGGCAACGGTTGACCCGTCATACATAGAGAAATGATGCTTTACTGTGGCATTTGAGAAGCCGGTATATTCTCCTTTCCTCCCGTTAATTGTTACTATTTTATTTTTCATTTTTATCATCCCTTTTTTGATCCGCTTGGATGCTGCGGGGTTTTATGGTTCTTTAATATTGCCGCAAGCTCTGCGGCTGTTCCTGCCCATGTCCTACCTTCTTTCCCGTCGATATAATACACGGTAATAAATTCGTCGGGGCGTTCCTGAAAGTCGTGGCCGCTACCCGTAAAGGTGTCAACAGTTATATCAATTACACCCTTGCCGCCATTGCGAATGGACAGCCTACCAAAACCAGCTCTGATATTGTGCGACTTTACCGGTGTCGTCCTGCCGTCGATTGTGTGTACTGTAAGTTGAAGACTCATAGATTTTGTTTTTAGTGGTTTACAGAGAACGATCCCAAATGATCCTTATCCGCTTTGTTAATAAATTCGCTATCCTTCCTACCTTTTAACATGATCTCAATAAGCAGCTGGTATAACTGTATGGCTGCCTCCTTATTCTTACAGTCCGCTAAACAGATAACGCCACCATCAACACGGTGAGCATATACCGACCAGTAATGTATTTCCAACTCGCTGCCGTTCTGAGCTGTACGCTGTGCGTTCTCGCCATCATCATGTATCGCCTCTACCTCTATGTTATCTATCTGGCAATCCAGCACCGGCATGCTGTTAAACTGGATCAAGGTATTAAATTCCGGCTGGTTGTTGTTCTTCCGGTTGTGTAATGCTGAAGCCAGCGCATAGGTGTCTTTAAACCCTCCGGGCATGCCTTCGATCTTCCGGTTAGGGATGTGGTTAACTACATGCAGGGCCGCTGCAATTAAGGTTCTGTCTTCGTGCTTCATCTTACATAAGTTTTAGGGTCATATAATGGGTTGTGCGTCTCCGTTGTGATCGTGCCATCCGGGTGAACGGTACAGGGGACGATAAAATCTTCCTGCCCATAGTCTATCTCGTCTCCTGTAATATTTCCTGCCTTCAGCTCTACTAACTGACTTTCAAGGCTGGCAATCTTATCCTCCAACATCTCTATTGCTGCCTCCCGCTCAGTGGCATAGGTGCAGGGGATATCCGGCCCGTCTTCCTCGGCCTCAAAATATGCGGGAATGTCTCCGGTGAATATTGTCGGCGTGATGATTATAAAGCGGTCGCCTGTAGTAAACCCATGTTCTATCTCAAAGCATTTGCATGCGCCCTCGTTGTTAGCTGGGCAGTCCGGGTGGTGTGTCTCCTGATCGTGTGTCATAGCTTTTGTTTTAATGATTAAGGTATAGCGTTTCCTGAACGTTCAATACTAATATCCTCGCTGTACGGTGTCGCCTTATACAAATGATCCTGATACCGTGCTGCGCTCCCGGATAGAAGGTAATACGCAACAAGTGCCGGAAGGATCAACCCTCCGGCTACTCGCAGTAAGATGGTTAGTAACTTCATCTTGCAGCCCTCCTTTCTTTCTCTTCATTGGTGAGCGGGCCAGTCAACAGCTCCGCGAGTTCCTTATCGCTCATCTCCTCAGTCATCAACTCACCCTTTTCATACTGGCCTATCAACTCTTCCCATACCCGTATCATACCGGGTTCCTCTTCTACATAGTAAGAGCCACGGGAGAGAATGATACATGCGGTGCCGTTAGTTGTGGACAGCTCAATGGCGGCATTAACTGCGCTGGCTAAAGACCCGTGCTTGTGTTGTACTTCATTACTCATGGTTACAGGTTTTAGAGGTTAGTTGCTGCCCAGTTATCTTGCGCTTGTTCCAGCCCTGCGGTGTGCATGTCACCAGCTGCATCACGCTGCCCCATACTCAGGGAGTCACGGTACTTGCTGGCTGTGTTGCTCTCCTGACTGTACACCTTCTTAGCGGCAGGGTTCCAGTAGACATTGACTCCCTTCGGGATGTACATACCAGTCTCCGCACACTGAGAGGCGAACTTAGCACGGATCAAAACAAGGGTTTGCTCTTTCTGACTCATAGTATATGCTCATTTGTATAACCGGTCGAGCGTCCGGGGTTTGGTTATGTGGCTGCTGTGAATTGAATCACCACGGCGAATGAACCCGACAGCCTGTGCGTTACTTCCAGCCAACGTGGTAACGGCAGCGTGTACCCGCCTTTGATACGATCATCCGGCAGGGCTTGCCATCCTTCTTAATAGCTCCGCACCTGATACCAGCAGGATCATGGGCACGGCAGTAACCGGAGGGCATAAGGATTGTACTTTGACAGGGCTTACCAGCTGCGGTAATACCATTGCAAGTTTTCGCAGGGGTCTGGCTACTTGCTGTGAACGTGGCGGCGATCAGGCAGAACGCTAAGATAATTTTATTCATGTAGTATATGCCAGTTTGATGACCGGTAGGCGACCGGTTAAGGTTATTCGTTGTCATTCTGTATCAGCTGGCCTATCTCCGAATCGTCGGTTAGGAAGACGGTGCCAACCCTCCGGGAGCCATCATACACAGCAAGGCTATCCGCACTCTCTATGTATAACTGGTAGTCGCTCCCTGTTTCCTGCCGGAACCTTGTACCCGAAGACTGGATACAGGCATTCAATAGCCCAGCGATACACAGGACTAAGAAGGTAAATTGAATTGTGTGTTTCATTTATGTGGGGTGTTTAGTTACGCTGCGAATAATAGTTTACCCTGGGGAAGTTGTTTCCTCACCCTGGGCAGGTTGTTAAAGTACTTCATCACCTGCTCACCAATCCAACGACCAACAGGAACGGCAACGGCATTACCAATAAGACGATAGCTCCATACCTCGTCTTTAATGATAAGATCATCCGGGAAGCCCTGTAACCTTGCATACTCTTTCACGGTGAAAGGACGTACACCAATAGGGCTATTCTTATCCATCACAAGCCGGGTAGATAAATCCTTTTCGTAGTGAGCCACACACAGGGGCGCTATCGCTCCCGGATCACTTGGATCAACAATGATAGGACGGTCACGATACTTGCCAGCCATGCGGTTTATGATCCCTTCGGTTATGTGTATGCGGGGTTCAGCCTCCAATAAGTCGCTTATGCGTGGCCTGTGTGCTTTCTTCGGTGGGTCTGGTGTGAAGGGGCGACGTGTAGCGATCACTATAAGCCTGTCCCGGCGCTGGGGGAGCCAGTTAGTAGCCTCCACCGGACAGAAGACAGTAACGTAATACTCTGGTAACTGGGTCAGCGTCTCCATTACTATCTTGAACTTACGCATGCCGGGGACGTTCTCAACTACGAACATCTGCGGGCGCTTCAAAGCCACATGGCGGAGCGCATGTAGGAACAGGTCATCTCCTGTCCGTGCATTGTGCAGGTCAGCAGCGGTCGAGTATTTATCGCAAGGGTAGGTGAATAGATGCAGGTCGCTGTCAGGTTGTGTCAGAACGAGCGTTTGTGTCAGGTCGCCGGTTATGACGTTGTGACCGAAGTAGTGAGGGTTGGCCTTCATCACGGCACCTGCTTTTGGGTCGAGGTCTATTGATTGCTGGATCTTAACTCCGGCTTGCATCATGCCGATATCGAGCCCTCCGATCCCTGAGAAGTAACTGTTTGCAACTGGTGTGTAGGTCATGCGTTATATGCTTTGTTTAGCGAACCGGTAAAGCTTCCGGGTTGTGTGTTATATGCGTTGGCTTGTCAAGTAATATACTTTACAAAAATCGTGCCTAACTATGCTGGGACTATGTTTGGCAGTCGGCTAATACCTGCGCCGGTTCTTGGTTCTGACTGTTCGCCATGCGTTTGGTGGCTGGTAATGTTGGAGGGCTCGTTCTATCGCCAGCAGATACTCTATCCCTGCTGGTGTCAGGTAGTATCTATCAGCTCCAAGCTTGGTTGGCTTGCCGTATTCAATGTACTTCACCTGTAGCAGGTAGAACATCCGGGAGAGGATATGCTGTCGCTTTGATCCAGTGGCATTGAACAGGTCGGTATAAGTACAAGGGCCAGCGAAAGAAAGTAGCTGAAGGAAGACAAGGTGCCTGCTGGTCATCCTGACGGAGAACTGGGCATTAAGCCTTTCAAGCAGAGAGCGCATGGCAGAGATACGCATGAGATAGCGGGTCATGGTACTAACGCATTAGGATGCGGGATTATGCGGGGTTTTGATGAGGTTAGCCAGCCTTGCAGGATGAGCAAACTACCTGCGATTCCCTGTTTTCAGGCATTTTCCACCTGACTGTTTACCAGCTTGTAAAGCACTTTACAACTATGAGCTGATAATGAGCCATCTATGAAAAATAACTGTCTATATAATTAAGATTATGTTAAGTACAGCCTTAAAACCGTCCGAAAACCGAAAATGCGGATCAGCACCCACCCGGTCTCACTTTTGCGCTTTCCACCTGCCGCGACCCACCCGGCTCTAAATACATATACCCCGGTCCTAAAACTATATGGCAAATTTACAGGCCCCGGCTATATAACAAAATAGTTTTAGGACCATGTTGCGTTTCCCCGTGGAACGTCACTGGCTATTTACTACATTGCGGACGGTTAAAAATCTTAACTGTGAGTGACTGTATCAACGAAAGAGATATCCGCGTCGGTAATTACCTGAAAAGTATAACGACCGATTACCCTTGCAAGGTCCTGGGGATCTCTCCTGGTCCAAACGGCTACACGATCATGGACCAGAACGGCACCGTCTCTCCACTCACCACCCGCGCACAGATCCCGGTCACTACTGAACTACTGGCAAAAAACGGCTTTACCAATGTAGCAAAGATCATAGACAGTAAGGACTTTTGGGTCATGGAGGCGGATAAAAACAGTCCGCGGCGGCTATTGTTCTTCGTTGACTTCGATCATATTCATTATTCAATGGGATATAACAGCTATATTATTCCGCTGGGTGTATTGAAGTATTTGGACCAGCTGCAAAATATTTATTTCACTTACATGCGTAGAGAATTGGAGGTTGTAATATGAAAGCCAGGCGTAAACAGATCATACCGCAAAAAGTCACCGTGCGCCTGGTACCGGCAGGAGGGCAGGAGCCGCCGCCTGACCTGAAGCGTATGGCCGGGCACCGGGTATGGGAGCTGAATTTAATTACGAGCATGGTCCGCCAGGTGGAGATTATCTCCCGGAGCTATAGCAGCAAAGGGATCACAGAGCGGGTGCTTATGCAGGATAGTTGTATTTACTGTACGGCACCGGACCCGCATACCGCAGATAATTTTTTTGTCAACATACTATTTGCCCGAAAGCGAATTGCTGAAGAGCATAAGACTTGAAATCCGTTTTTAATCCGTAACCCTAAACCCTTTTACCATGCCTTCTGAAAACAAAAACACTAACCTTTGGTTAGGCATCTTCGCGCTCATTACCCTGGCCTGTATCTTTCTCCAGTTAAACATCATTCATACCTCCTGGTATGGCTTTGAGGTAAAAGCTACTCCGGGATGGTTAAATATTGGGGGAGTGCTTCTTACCCTGGGATCGTGGCTGGCGCTGCTGATCCTGGGATTTTTCACTGCTGCTGGTTGGTATAGCTATACTTACTAATGAAAGTATTGCTGTATATACCTTTTGTGATTTTCTTCGGGTGGCTGAATGCCTACCTTGTCTTTGCATGGGTCGATTGGGGCAGTGGTAAAAAGCTGTCCCACTTCTTAAACGGCTGCATTCATCTTACGGCGGCAGTGATTGCTTACTTCATTTATAAAAGTGGTGCATACTGCATCATTTTTCATCAGCACGTTTCTTATAACGGTATCCGTAAGGCTGTAGCGCTGTTACTGCTGACAAAAGTCTTCTTTGATCTCTCCTACGCTTTCTTCCATACGCCGCGGCTTCCCCTGGACTATGTGAGTATTACTCCAAAATCTATACTCGACAAATGGGAGCGGAAGGTCTTTGGCAGGGATGGGATCACTCCGAAGCTGATCTATCTTGCTATTGCTGTCACCCTTATTTGCTGGTAAACTGCTTATTTGGCAGGCCGGGATAAAAGTATCCGCGGATTTCTGTGCCCTTCCGGGGTTTTTACTATTTTAGCTGAAAGCATTTTATGGATGAGAAGGGCGCCATATCTATAAGGGTTACAAACCTCCCGGATGATCTTGATGAAATGCTGGAGATGCTTAATAAACGTATCCGGGCGAAAGCAGGAGGGCTGATAACTATTAAAAAAGACCTTTGTTTGGATTCCAGAAAGATACCTCGCGATATACTTGTTCATTTATTGTCTTTGGTCTGTTCGCTTTCCGCTGTCGAGCAGGAGATAAAACAAAAAAGGGGTAATTGATGGGAGAAATAAAAATATGCGCCATGTGTGGCGAAGAGTTTGAGGTAGCCAACAGCGAAGCGGAAGCTATGCAGGAGTTTGCTGATAAATTTGGTCCGGTGGTAGCGATGGCCGAAAAGGACCCGCTGGTTGTTTGTGACAGCTGTTATAAGAAGATTGATCCTGCGAAGTTCCCGGAGATGGTAGAGGCGACGAAACAGTATTATCTTGACCAAAAGAAAAATTAATCTGTGAGTGAGCCGATCACTGCCGAGGATATCTGCCTGGTGGAAATAATACACTGGTCATTAACTGGAAGGTATATCACCGGCTATAGGGATAACAAATTAGGCATACAGCGCGAAGTCATTGTACGGCGCGTGAAAGGCGGGACAGGGGTAGGCTCCTCAAAGGAGTTTTTCTTTATCGACGGGGATAGCCGAGAGTTTCGGACGTTGGAGAGTTTATTGATCGCTTATAACGAGCATAGGGCATTGGTTGAAGAAATAAACAAGCATGGAAAGGAAATTATTCATACGGAACACACTGCTGGGCCTGGCAGCATGCCTGCTCCCGGAGATCCTTCGACCGCTGGCCAGCCAAGTGGAGGAAGAGATGGTACCTGTTAAAGTGGCAACCAGAGTTTTTACAATAATGGATGGGTCGGTTTACGAGGCTAGGCCAGAGACCGGTACTTATTGGATACAGCTAACTTACAAAGAAGCTGAATTGTTGGAAAAAGAGATGGCATTAAACGGCTACGATTATAATCAACTGCATGGTAAAAGAAGCGATATAAACGTATGAAGATCCCTGGAATTTTAATGCGGCCTTGCTCAATGACCGAAGAGGAGAACGAGAAGGTTATGCGTTCCTCCGGGTATTTTACTGAAAGCGATTTTTATGATAAATACCGGAAAAATATAGTTACCAACCAGCTTATCGCGGAGTCGGCGAAGATCTACATAAGAAAAAACTACCAGGCCGTTACCGACTGGTCCGGGCTGGATGTCTTGATACGTTTTAAAGGTGGGTCCGAGCATTACTACAAACAGAGGGGACCTGGACCGGGAGATAAAGAGTATAGCGCTCTCAGCAAGATGTTGGCAGAAAGGAAGAAGAACGAAAAGCCGGTAGTCTCTTTCACTGACCCAGTGTTAGATCCTACAGATGGCGATTTCTCTGTCACCATAAATGGCAAGGAGCTTTGGTGGATCGATGATGATGCTATTGTTACTATTGCTGATTATATTGAGAAAAAACTAAAACCAAATGACGACAGAACAGATCAAAGCCCTGGTGAAGCAGCGGAAGCTACTGCAAAGTAGAAAGCCAAAGAGCCCGGACATCGATAAGGTGGAAAAGGATGTCCTTTGGCTATTCTGGAAAAAGCCGTATGACTACGATGTTGATTTTATGCTGGAGACCTTAACGGAGTTTGGCCATGCGCCGAACCTGGTTTACGATGACAACGGCCTGTTTGCAGTGACCTGTGATGGATACCAGCCAGTCGTTACCGGCAGACAAAAAATTGAAGGGGCTATGACCGTCTTTGTTGAAAAACCGCAGTGGAAGAAAACTATCCGGCAGGCGCTTAATCATTATATAAATGATTTTAAACCGTGGAAAAAGTAGTGTTAGCAAGTAGCCTAAACTGTTGTTGCTGCGGAAAACCCGCCGTAGCATTTTGGCCTGTATTAGATCCTGACATCCCCAGTGATCCGTACTGCCGGAAATGTCTGGACAAGGCTAAATTTAAAATGCTGATCCGGTTACAAAATCTAACCGAGGGTAATATGGGTGTAAAGGATCTTACAGCGAAAAAGCCGAAAAACAATTACACCTTAAAATATAAAAAAAACGAATGAGACCCTTTATAATAGATGACAGCATAAGGGGAGCGCTTCAAAAGCTCGTGGATTACGCCGAGGCCAATCCGATATCAATGGATTACCTGCTGGATCAGCATAATGGTGAAGAGCCGCCGCCCGGAGATGATCCGAACCGCTATATTGATTTACCATTTGGATACAGGGTCGTTTTTACTATTGAGCTACAACCAGTCGGGAAGGTCCGGCATTTGTCCTTGTCCGTGGATTCTCCTGGAAGAGTTCCAAATACTCCGGTTGTCGAAGAGGTAATGAAGATGCTGGGCTTTGAAAAGGAACTACATGACTGTAAGATCTCCTTTGAAGAGTTTGGCCCGAAGCGGACAGCGATTAATGTCTACGAGATTGCAGGGTAGAAATAAATATTGTATCTTATCACCGATTAAACTTAAAATAAACATGGCACTAAGCAAAACTCGCAAAAAGAAGTACGCCGCTGCGGTAAAGAAAACGGCTGAGGGGAAAAAGACTGTTGTCGCCAGGAAGGCACACACCTTTGAAATTATTAACTACAGCGACGGCACTGCTACCTGGAAGCGCCGCAATGATGGCTTTAGTGTTACCGAACTGGTCGGCATCGCTACCATTATTCAACAAGACATGCTGGAACTCCTGCGAGGCGCTTTAAAACAAAGTCTTCCTGTTGCAGACAGGAAAGCCAAAAACGCTCCGCTCATTCATAAAAAAGGATCGTAATGGAACCTACCTCAAAAAATACGCGACCAGCTATCCTGAACGGAGAAACAAAGAATGCCCATCCCGAATTTATTCGCGGCTGCGAGTATGCCCAACGGCAGTATGTAAAAGATCTTGATATGGCAGTTGAAGCTTTAGAGAGTATGCTGAGAGCGATACGAATGATGATTTTTTCATCGATATTGAAAACGCTCACCCTTTGCGCTGCCGCTATGGTTATAGTTTTACATTATAAGGGTCTGCTGTGGATAAAATGGGCCTGGGCTGTTATGTTTGGGTCTTGGGTGCTGGAGATCGTTTTCCTCATTAAAAGATACCGCAAACTGAGAAGCCAGAAAAGGGATGTTGTTGTATGATGAGCGCTAAAGTTCATATAGTAAAAAGCGCCACACTGGTTTTATTGTGCTGCGCTCTTTTCCGGACGGATGAAAAGTTGGGATCTTTATGGTTGATCGGCGCTTCCGGATGGACCTTTATTTTAGCGCGGGAATTTTATTATTATATAAAGCACCAGCGGAATGCAGGACGATGAATTAATAATTTACACGGTCTTCGACCACCCGGCTGACTTCCCGGATGAGTTTGTCGTCCGCAGGTTTTACAGCGGGGCAAACGGGACCCGGCCAGATTCGGAGCTATATGCGCGCTCCAGGGATGTGAATGAGATTTATACCCTGCTGTCATTGAAGGGCCTGGTAAGGCTGGAGCGTGATGAAAGCGATGATCCTAAAATAATGTGCAGCTTTATATGAGAGAGATAAAATTCAGGGCCTGGGATGTAAGAAGATCCATAATGGTAATAGACGCGCTGGAGCTTTCAGAAAGAAACCAGCTCGTAACAGTGAACGAGGAACACTTTAATTACCCTTTTTCTTTTTTCGACGGCTGCTTTTGGATGCAGTACACCGGCATAAGTCAGGATCACGGCTCTGGCCGATTTTATGTTTATGATGGCGATATCGTTGAGCTGGACATGTCGGAAATCTCCGGTAAAAAAGAAGATGTGATTACCGGCGAGGTCCAGTGGAATAACGATCCTACCCTGGATCTCCAGTGCTGGGGGATCTGGACGAAGAAAGGATGGTACAGTACTGACTTTATGGGTAGGTTGAAGATCCTGGGGAATATTTACGAAAACCCTGAAATGGCAAAACAGTATGGAGGATAAAGAAGACTTTATACCGATTGACGATGGTAACAGCAACTTTGATTTGGTCGAGTTTGTGAATGGTTATCCGCAATGTAAGACACATGGAGCTATGAGTAAAGTATCCCCAGGGCCAGAAGGATTGTGGCGGTGTCTTACAACGTCAGAAACAGAATGCAGAGCCGGGGCGAAGCAAAAGGGACTCTTAAAACAAAAAACCCCTCAATACTTCGCTGTTGAATATTCCTGGTTTTGGAATATTCAAAGCGGTCCGTACTATGGTGACGAAAACATTCTTGACGCGGAAGTAGTGGGAGCAGAACAGGCAGAGATTAACGCAAAATTAATTGTTGAACTTTTGAATAAAAATGCAAGCCCGTGAAGGAATACCGATTAATCGTCGCAGGCGGCAGGGACTATACCGACTATACGACTGCAAAGCTACATATACAAATGGCGAAAAATGCGCTACCACCTGACACCTGGCTGATTATTCTCAGCGGCGGTTGCGATGTCGGGACCCTTACCCACATCCGCAGCGATGGGCGTAAGGTCTACGGAGCGGACGGGCTGGGAGAGCGAGTAGCTGGAGAGCTGGGTTTTGAGCTGGAGTTGTACGATGCGGAGTGGGATAAGTTCGGCAGGAATGCCGGGCCTATAAGAAACGGACAGATGGCAAGGGTCGGCGATGAGCTACTAGCCTTCCATGACGGTAAAAGCATAGGGACGGCGGATATGATTAAAAAGGCAAGAGCGGAAAAATTAAAAGTGACTATTATAAAATATGGAACTTAAAAAAGCTACAGGCTAGTGGACTGTTTGGCGACAGATTTTTCTACATTAAACATCTTCACCGATGGGCAATGTTCGCCCTGGCCTGATACTAGCACCCCTTCCTGTTCCCAGTGAAGGGGTTTTTTATTATATTCGTGGTGCCAACCGCACTTTCCGAGATTCAAAGTCTCCCTCAGTGTAGTTATAAGCCAGGTGAGAAATTGCCTGGCTTATTTTATTATCTTAGGGGATGCCAAAAGCAAGCCTTAAAAAATACCGGGTAGTAACCAGCCTACCCGAAGTGGTTTACAGTGTAAGCGAATACGCAAAGAGTGAAGGTGTGACTACTTCGTATCTGTACAAACTCCTCCGGGAGGGGAACGCAAAATATTTTGAAATTGTTCTTTTTCACGGGTATTGCTTCGTTATTCCTAAATAATAACTTATGGAAAAGATCTACAAAGCAACTGTTTTGTTCCTGGCTATGTCTACCGGGAACTATCTATTTTATTCGTTTTCGGGCCGGGAACTGCGCTGGTATTACCCGATAATAACACTTTGTGTTACCTTCTTACTACTTGGGATCGATGCGACCTTCTGGCCTCGGAAGAAGAAAAAAAACTAAAGTATAGCCACCGCTGATCGGTAATCCATCAACAGCCCGCCTTCCACCGGCGCGCCTGCTCCTGGCTCATACAGTATTTTATCTCCAACTTTTACCTGGCAAACGATATCAAGCGATACGGCCAATACTTCTCCGCGGTCATAACTTTCCTTCAGGGCATTGCCTGAAATGATAATTCCGCCTTCTGATACTTTTTCTTTGGGTCCCTCGATTGGAGCTACGAGGATTTTTGTTCCGATAGGTGTCATGTTTTTTTCAAGTTAGGGTACGCCTGCAAAAGTACACGGTTAGAAATATTAACCCCAAAACTATTTTCGCGATGTTTTTACCTATTAATTTTGTACAAACGTACCCTTCCCCATGTCCGTACCCGTATGTCCCGAAGACTTCATAGTTATTCAGCTGGATAAAAAATTTAAGGATACCAGCGAAGGGGGACTCTTTATTGATACCGCATTCCGTCCTGGTTACCACGCGACCGTTACGGGTACAGTCCTTTCAACCCCACGAGGACTCAGCAATCATCCACAGAAAATAGTAATACCAATGGAAGTGCAGCCCGGCGACGAGCTGGCTTTTGCATATCGCGTGGTCTACAACCAGGAAGCAAGCGACAACGCTTCAGAACTATTTTACGAAGATCCTGCCTTTGATCCCTATATCACCAGCTGGACCGCGCAGAACGGTAAACAGCTGATCCGCCGCAATAGAAAGCACGGAAAGTTTGACGCGGCCCTGTTCCGGGAAGAGAACGGGAAGGCGATAATCCTCGACAATACCGAAGGCGATGCCAAGCATGTCAATGAGTTTATCCGCAAGTATAAGCCAGACCGCGAGACGAATTTCCAATACAGAAATGCTTTTGTCCTTGACGGTGAGGAATACTGGAAAGTAGATTACCAGATGGCGTATATCGCAAAGCGTAATGAAGAGATGATAATGATCGGAGGCTATGCTTTGCTGGAGGCTCCCAGGGGAGGCGTTGAGCGTGACAAAGAATATTCCGGCATGCTGGAGATCTATGGCGATGTCCGGGAGAAAGTGAAAACCGAGCTACAGGCAAAACTTATAGCTATCGGTACTCCGCTGAAAGGCCAGCCTACACTAAGTGTAAAGCCCGGCGATACTGTAGTCGTGAACCGGAACACAACCCAGGAGTATAACTTTTGGGGTAAAGATTACTTGCTCGTTAGACAAGATCAGCTACTCGCTGTAGCGTAACAATAAAAACAAATTAAGATGGCAACTGCAATAACAAAAACAGAAAAAGTTTTTTACGGAACCAGCGAACCTGTAACCGGCGACCGCCTATGCGAAGAAACAGCTGCTTACCCGGTCGGCACCTTGTATGTGAATAGCGTGGATGGCTCACTTTATATCCGTGCTGCTACAAACAAACTGGCTGCTGATTGGAAGAGCCTGACAGATTTTGTCGAAGACGATCCGACCCTTGCCGCGCCGACACTTTATAAGCATGTTATCAGCGCTACAGTTATTGATCTGTCCTGGACAGCGGTACTGCACGGGACAAACTATGTAGTTGAAATGGATACCGACGAAGAGTTCGGGACCGCGGTAGAAATTTATAACGGCGCGCTGGGTAACCTTCACAAGACTGGTTTAACAACAGCGACAATATATTATTTCCGGGTAAAAGCGCAGGCCACTGGTTATACCGACAGCGACTGGACGAGCGTAACGGCGACAACACTTTAAGAAATGAATATAAGCGAGATACATAATTTCATAAACCTAATTGTCGACCAGGAGCAGGCCGGGTACTTCCCGCCTGCCGACATCGACACCTTTTTGGACCGCGCATCGATGTGGGCTTTCAATAAGTACCGCGCCGAATATGCGACCAGCATAGAGGCTTATGAAGCGATGGCTCCTTTTAAAGCGACTGCGCTCGACTTCGCTACCAATGGCAGCGGCGTGTACACGGTCGCCAGCAACCTGAACTACAACCAACTCATAGGGGTCGATGTTTCAGTAGTCGATGCTGGGACCGGTCAGCCGCGCCGGTGGCCGGTTGAAATTATAAAAGAAGACGAGTTGCCGTCCCGCAGAAACTCCCAGCTGCTTACACCATCCAGCACACAGCCGATTGCCCTGGAGACAGGGCCTGGAATTTTTAAATTTTACCCTGAGCAAATACATGCTGGTACGCTGCGGTTTTTCCGCCGCCCGGTTGCGCCTGTGTTTGGATATACGCAAACCGGTCGCACGATCACTTACGACAGCGGCAATAGCACTCAGCTGGAGTGGACAGAACCATACTTGAATAAAGTGGTCTTTTACGCGATCAACCTGATGGGAATAAACCTGGATAACCAAATGTTACAAAAAGCTGGAGTAGAACTGCCAGCGATGAACGTATAAAACCTTAAACCATGCCTACAAAGAGAGTTTATTTTAACGATACTGTTACTCCGCTTGCCGGTGACGCTGCGTTTACAGGAACCACCAGGGATACAGATGCTTACGATGGGAATGTCAATCCTTTCGGTGGATCGATGTTTACAGCCATGTGTGTGTCTTCGCATGTGAGTGCGACAGCGGGATTTAAAATTGAGATGAGTAACGATGGATCTACCTGGCGTACCGCAGCCTCCAGCACTTTGGTTGCAGATACACCGAATATACTTACAGTATTTATCGTGACCAGGTACTACCGGGTAAAGCTTACCAATGCCGGTACACTCCAAACTAATGTAATGCTTAACAGCGCTATCGTCTCCTGATGCCAACAACAAAATTTAAAATAACAGAGCAGATCCTGCGTATCCTTAAAGGCAGCGACTTGCCGAATGCCTCCAAAGTGAGACAGCCGGAAGTAGTGGAGCTAGTGGGCCAGGTCATTAACAAACTGCTGAAGGTGGAACACTACCAGGCGATGAGTGATGGCGATATCGTGCCTAACGGTTACGTCCTGGCCACTTATGATAATGTAGAGGTTACGGCATACAAAGACGATTTCTCCCAGGTGACTTTACCGGCAGTGCCGATCAGGTTACCAAAAAATATGGGAGTCTTTCATATCGGATCGACAGTAGATCCTTTCACTTCTTTTATTCCGATCCCCTCCGGGCTTTACCAGATGGTATCGGAAGAGCCACTTATCAGCGATGTATTGGGACAAGTGGCATACGAGGTCTTCGGGAATAAGGTGTATTTCAAAACCAATTTGCTTGAGGCGTCGCCTGCTATTGAAGAGGTGATGATCCGGTTGGTGGTAATGGACGTTTCTGCCCTTTCAGATTACGATCCATTACCTATACCGGCAGATATGGAAACAAGTGTCATTACCGGTGTCCTGCAAATTTTGGGAGTGCAGGCAACTCCGGAAAATAAAGTAGATCCTGTAGCAGAAACTCAAACCCAACAAACCAGGTAATGCAGTACACATCGCTGAACCATATAGTCAAGTCAGTGCTGAACCAAAAGGGTTATAGCATTCACTGGTACTTCCAGTACTTAAAGTATGCTGCTGACTGCCTGCGGGAGTTAAACTTCGGATCACTGCTGACGGTGCAGACAAGGAAAATTCCCGTCGATGCTTATGGCCGGGCACCGCTACCATGCGATTTTGTTGATAAGGTGAAAGTGGGCCTTGTGGCCGGGCAAATGATAAAGCCACTGGTACAAAACAATGGACTGAACCGGCTCAGTAATTTGGACGATGATGGCAATGTAATTACTTACGCCAGCACTTCTTTTGAAGGTGACACGGCCAGCTTTTTCAGTACTCAGGCAGATATTGTTGTAAACGATAACGGTGAGTTTATTGGACGTGGCTTTGGATACCGGGGATCAAACCTGAGAGATGGTTACAAGATCCTGCGGGAGCGCGGAGAGATCCAGCTGAGTGAGCAGATCCAAACGGATTACATCATTCTGGAGTATATCAGCGATGGCACCAGCCTTCCGAATGCGGCAACGAGAGTACACCCTTATGCACAGCAATGTATAGAGGCGTATGTTTTTTGGAAGGGAAGTCCTAACAGGGATAATCCATTAAGCCCGGAGTCCGAAGAGTTTAACCGTAAGCATCGGGTATTGCGGGCCAGGCTGAACGGGTTAACTGTCGATGATGTAAAACGTATCCTGAATAGAAATAAACAGGCAGCGCCTAAGTAATATGGAAATAAGATTTTTTAAACACGGTGTTGGGAACGGATGGGAGCTGAACCTTATCGGTAAGCGCTATAACCTGAGAATTGCCAGGCACCAGTTTGCTTTGTGGAAAAACCACGAAGCTGTTTTTAATAAAAGTTTTTAGCTCTTTGTTATGGAGGGGTAGTAGCGTCGAAGCCTTTGACGATCCGGATACAATCCCAGGTTGCGTAAGATCCGCTGTACTCAAACTCTACCAGGTCCATGAAGGAAGGGGTAGTAGTGAGTGTTGGAGAGGCCAGGCCAGTGGAAAAACGGAAGCCGCCATTCCAGGTGAGTGTCCGGGAACCGGTTGCGTCCTGGGTGATCCAATAGCGAATGATCTTACCGGCAACTGGATTAGTTGGCAGGCTCATGTTTCTATTACCTCCAAGCGTGACATAATAATCCGTACCGAGGGAAGCGTTCGTAGCAATATTGGCGGCATCGACGAGAGACGAAGCGACATAGACCGGATTATTATCGACGACTTTTTGGGCGATGAGTAGCATCGCGGAGTAAGTGGAGTGAGGTAAGCCGAACTGGTTGACGGGTTCAAAGTCCTTCAAAAACTTCGGTTGCGGAAACGGATCGAGGCCCATGTCTGTAAAATTACATAGTTAAAATATCTAACCGTGCCTTTGAGTGAAAAAAAAATATGGAATGAGTTTTTGGATGCTGAAACGGCCCCTCACCTGGTCTCGGCGAAGGCTTTTATCAACGGGTTAAACATTCGCTTTGGTTCTACTGAGTTAGGGGCAACCGGGTGTTTTGAAAGCGTGAAAGGGAATACGACGATTGAGCAAGCGGTTCCCGCTGGGGATAACATTTGTATAGGTGCCTGTGCGGATGATACCGACCGGTATGCCATCTTCTTTGGCTGGAACTCCAACGATGACCATGCCATATACTTGTACGATCTGCTTAACCAAACCAGGTACATGGTCCTGGAGGATAGCGATGTTACGCAAGGGCTGAACTTTGACCGCTACAAGCTGATTAACGGCGCGCATGTAATAAACGGGCTGCTTTACTTTACCGATGGCAATAATGAACCTCGCCGCTTAAACCTGGGAGTATTTATGGAAGCCTCCGGGGGATCGCCGTATGACGAAGACTATACGATTACTTTGCCTATCGATGAAACTGAGATCACGCTGATCCGTAAGCCATGCGCTTACCCGCCGTCGATAACAAAATCATACAACAGCGGCTATAATAACAACTTCGTCGATAAGAACAGCTATAAGTTTGCTGTTCGCTATGTTTACTTTGATGGCGAGGAAGCGGTCCTTAGCGGTTGGAGTCGTGCCAGTCTGTTCAACCTGACAACGGATAATTACAATTTTATAAAAGTAAAACTGGACATTACTGAAACCGTTCCCCAATCAGTAAGGCTGGTGCAGCTCGTCCGCCTGGATGAGTCAACCGAGAAAGCTGCTGTTATTAAACAGTGGGACAGAAACATTACTGCTGAAAATGTATTAATTAATACGCAGGATCTTAGCTATGATTTTTACGGGGACGTAACCGGTGAGACGCTTGCTTCCGCCGATATGGTAAGGCCGTTTCACTCTGTGCCACTGTTCTCCGGCACGATGGCTCCCGGCAAAAACAGGAACATACTGGCAGATAATACAGAAGGGTATGACACTCCAGCTACAACCTCTTTGGCACTTGCCTTACCGACCGCTATTACCCTGGGCTTTACGACACTGAGCAAAAATCTTATTATCCTTAAACACCGTAACGGTCGTGTAGGATCAGAGTCGTATGCTTACATCGGCTATTATGTTTACCTCACCGAAGTTGTTCCAGTTGGCTGGTACGCTCTTACAGCAACTGAGCTTATAGATACTACAAGCGGGACTTACCCAACTCTCGCCGCGGCACCTTCTACAGTAGCTTTCTCAGGACTTGCATTCCGCGGCGCTGATATGACCGCGGTTGTGTTGGCCACTGCTGAAGCAGGTACGTGGCGCTGGGATGGACCTTTTCTTACATATACCGCAAGCGCTTGCTCAATAACGGGGATTAGTACATCTACTTATCCTTTGATGCTTCCACAGTCACAATATAAGGCTGGTATCACTTTTTATGACAGATATCTCCGCAAGTGTGGAATTGTGGAAGGAAGTGGGACTTTATCAGTACCCGCCAGAAACTTTGCCTTTACTACCGGGTATGCTTCTATCGACTGGACTTTAAATAATGCAGCTGCCGCAACTGAAATCCCAGACTGGGCTTATTATTATAGCGTCGACCGCAGCTTGAACCTGACGACGAGAAATTTTATATCAGCATACGATGAGACGACAAAATATGCAACCAGGAATCCTACTACCGGATTGCTGGAATATACTGCGCTGACCTTTAGCAATACTGTTGTAGCCGTTGCCCTCGACACGTCGGCACTGTTACGAGCTGGGCTCGGGTACACCCTGACGGATGGCGATCAGTGTATATTGATCCGCCAGGATAGCACCACCTACAATTTGCCGGTTATCGGACAAGATGGTAAGTATATCCTGCTTAAAGCAACCGATGTAGGTACACTTAATACTGTGCCAGCGACGACGGTGAAATTTGTTTACAGGATCTATTCGCCGTATAAAACCAGTGAGCAAGAGCCCTTTTTCCAGGTCGGCGATTTATACCCAGTCACCACTCCCGGAGATCCTGCGAGAACCTACTCGGTACTGCTTGGATCTTTCCGCGGAGATGTCGTGGCGCTTACCAGGAATTATAATTCAACGACATATTATGCAGAGGCGATGAATCCTAATGACCTTTATTATCAGCGGTGGTTCACGGATGCGGGCAGGCCAAATGTTATTACAAAGCTCGGCCAGGTAAGAAAAAAGACAGGTATTTCTTTTAGTAACGTCTACATACCCGGCACACAAACAAACGGGCTCAGTGGCTTTGAAGCGCTGAACAAAGAGATACTTGCCACTGAGATGGGTACGATCAGAAAACTGATCCTTGCCAGTAAGGTACAGGCGGAAGGTAGTGTGATGCTTGCAATCGGTGAGAACCAAACGGCAAGTATCTACCTGGGAGAAGTGGAACTCTTTGACCAAAAAGGAAACAGCTTTCTGGCGAAGTCAACCGGCTTCATCGGGCAAGTGAATATTTTGAAAGGTGACTATGGTACCAACAATCCCGAAAGCGTAGTGCAGCATAACGGCCAGGTCGCCTGGATCGATGTGAAAAGTTATTGCGCTGTCCGCTATGCAGGCAACGGATTGTTTCCGATCAGCGACCTGGGGATGAAGCGGGCTATACAGGCTTTCTGTAAAAGACTGGAGGGTTTGGAAGCTGCTGACGACGTTGGAACGCGGAGATTTATTTTTGGTGGTGTCGACCCTTATCACAATGAGTTTTTATGGGCGCTGCCGCAAACCGAAGAAGATCCGCCAAAAGGATATATCGACTACGGTGGTACTGGGCTGACAGGCATTCCTATTTTTACAATGAAATACATTGCAAACCGTGGTGCCGGTCAATACCAGGCATACTCTGTTTATGCTGTCTTTCTTAATTCGGTTGTAACTACTGGCTGGTACGCGATCACTAATACTGCTGTACTGGGTGCAATCGTCACCGGTTTGCCCGCATACGCAACTCTCGGTACTGCACCGACAATGGTTTCTTTCGGTGACCTTCAATTCATGGGGGCAAACGAGGCGGCTTTTGCTGCATCGATTTTGGCTTATATGGTGCTGATAACTCCAGCTTCCGGACTTGTGCCTACTGAAGAAAGCCACGAGCTTGAAGATACAGGCGAAGAGGTGAACGTCGGAGCGAATGATTACACGTATCCGTACCCATACGATATATACGACGGCCTGCCGAAAGTGCTTGTCTTCCGGATCAATGAGAGCAAGTGGTCAATACCCCACGGATACGAGCCTGAGATGTTTTGTACTGTTGGGTCGAGCCTGCTTGCGTTTAAAGATGGAAAGGTATGGGAGCAAGGTAAAAACACAGCCTATAATACTTTCTTTGGCGATGCAGGAAAGAGCAGAATAATGTTTGTTGCCAGGACCGCTGACACGCCAAGTAAAATAAAAACCGAACTGGCACTGGCAGTTGAGGCAAATATGCCACCAACTTTTGTCCACCTGAGAACAGAAACACCGAACGTACAAAGCAGCGACCTGGAGGATACTGATTTCAGGACCAGAGAAGGAATTTATTACGCACCGATCCTGCGGGACCGGTTAAGCCCTAACGTTATCGGTGGACCACTGGAGAAGCTTCGCAAAGGTGATAGAATGCGGGGACCGTGGATGTATATAATGGCAGAGTGGGATACCGACGAACTGTTACAACTGAAATTTATAAATATAGGCCACCGTGTAGCGGCAGGCCACCAATTTGTATAACAACAAAAAATTAAAGATATGCCAGGACCAGAAGCAGCTGTAGCAGCCGGAGCGTCATTACTGACAAATATTGCCGGTATGATCGTGAGCGCAAAACAAAATAAAAGGAACATGAAGGACCTCAATCAGCTTGGGGTAAAAGCCATTGATCCTTACGCACAGCAACAGCTTGCCCTTGCACAAAATTTATACCAGGGCAGGATGGCTGGTGCAACACAGGAAGAGCAAAATATAGAGACCGGCCAGGCCAACGCAACCGCGGCGACCGAAAGGAACGCGACCGACTCTTCGCAGGTACTTGCAACCATCGCTGGACTCCAGGGCGGAAGTAACGATGCTTTCGCACAACTTGCCGCGAAAGAATCTGCCGATAAAATGAATCGTGCCGGTACAGTAATGAGCGCACAGAACACAATGATTAACGAAGGCGATAAGGTTTGGGCCGATAGGCTTCGCCAGTTACAGCAAAGACTTGGAATAAGATCGGTAGCAACACAGAACACCTTTAACGCACTGCAAGGTATCGGCGGATCGCTGTCGATGGCAGGCAGCGCTTTCGGTGGTGGAGGCGGCGCTGGGTCGGCAAGTGCAATGGCCTTAGCAGGGTTATAACAAGAGTAAAAAAATAATAGAAATGATTACACCGTATGGCGCAGTCCTGGAACAAAATACCCCTTCCCCCTGGGAGGTGTTGAAGCAGGGTGATGAGATGGGGTTAAAGGACCAGGCTGTAAGAATTAAAAGAGCGGAACTGGCGGCGAAGCTTCGTAAAGATGCCGACGATAACCACGAGCGGTTAACAAAGCCGTTGCGGGAATATAAGATCAACACTGGCATTACCGGCACCGATCAGGTAAAACCTGATTTAGTAGTCGGTAAAAAAGCTGAGGAAACTATGGCGGCTGTAGAAAAGATGTACCGGGAAGGGAAATCCGACTCTGAAATAAATCAGTATGTCGCCGCTTCTGTCCGGGATCTTGATGTCCTGCAAAACTCTTTTAAGAACGGGATGAGTGACCTGGAAAAACAACTGGCGACTGTAAAAGAGGGGGATGGCGTGGACCAAAATAAAGTAAGGGACCTGATGACGCTGGAGTTATTGGGCCGCAAGCCTGGCGCTGATAATGGTAACCTGCTAATAGACGTGCTTAAAAAATATCCGGATGCGCTGAACGTGAATAATGCTGGAAAACTTTACGACTTTCCAAAAGACTCCGTACCAAATACCGATTACTATAAAGCAAAAGGATCGGATGGAACAATCGGTTTCAGGCAGATCCAAACAAAATACAACGGGAGATACCAGGAGCTGCGGCAAAATCCAGACTATTCTTTTGAAGTAGTAACTAAGTCAGAGCCCGCGACAATCGGCGGAAAGGAAGTGAAGGTATTACCTGAAGACGCTTACATCGACTTCACTTCAAATATTGGGCGTAAGGTTGAGCTGGAGAAGGGTGTAAAGCGTGAACTAGGCACCATAAAAAAACAATACGAATACGATGCCCTGAGACAAGCCAGTAACCAACTGGATCAAAAATATGGGATGAGTTTAAAATCAATTCCAGTGGCCAAGCGCCTGAGCATGCAAAAAGACCTGGCCAACCAGATCCTTTCTACAATGGAAGTCCCTGACGAGGAAGTGGTACGCCGTAAAGTTGCTTTCGACCAGGCAGATGAAAGGATAACAAAAGAACCGGTCAATGCACAGCAGTCGCGCAACCCGAACTATAGTTACAGGACTACGATCAATACTGGCGATAAGACGAAGGTGTACAACCCGGTTTACCAGAAGATCGTCGGTGCAGCCGACGCTACAGGCAACATCCCAATGTCATCGCTGAACGGAAGCATACAGGAGTATATTATTAAAAAGGTGAACAACATCGCTCCCGGATCGGGTAGCAGGATATGGGATAAGTCTTTCCGCCAGGGAGATGTGAAACTGAAAAAGGAAGCTGATGGCACGGTTAATATTTACGACAAACAGTCCGGCCAGGTGATCGCGCCATTGGAACAGGTGCAGATCGATGAAGATTTTAATAATACGGCACCGCAAAGACAGGAGATCATAAAGGATAATCCCAATGGGCCGAAACCTCCCCCGAAAGCAGCGGGCAAAACGATAACGACAGCTGAGTATAAAAAAATGTCACCCGCACAGCGGCAACAGTTCCTTGCTGATGGCGGACAATATAAATAACTATGCCAGATAGAATAAAAGAAGCCTACGAAGCGATTAAGTCCAGCGGTATCTTTTTGGACGAGGGCGATTTCCGGGATCAGCTTACCAGAAATTCTAAGGAAGTTTTTAACCTGTTCAGTACAGAAAAGACTACCAAAGGGCTTTTCCTGGACTATTCCGATTTTGAATCATCCCTGGAATTAAAAAAAAAAGAAGCTGGGAAAAATTGGTGGGACGTATCAGAGATTTCTTCAAAGCCTACTACTTCCGCTGGCCCATCGCCAAACGTTAAGAAGCCAGAGGAATTTCCATACCTGAATGAAGCGGACGGCAGAAAAAGATATTTAAACCCAGAAAAGCTGGGCACACCTGGAGATATCGCAAACCAGGTACACCGGATCAAAATACCCGAGGCTGGCCATGTCAGCGACGAGCTGGGATCAGCTGTCGATACGTTTAAACAAGAAGTTGGTAGCGACGATCCTGTAAAGTCGATACTTGATCCGATCCGGGAGAAAAACAAAAAAGCATCCGATGCCTTTACCCCACTACTGAACAATGAGTTTTTCCGTACCGGCGAGTCGACTGCACAGAAAACACCTGGCAATAAAATAAAGGCAGAGAACGATTGGGAAGACTATACCATTAAACATAATAAACTTTACGACGGCCTGGCCAAAAGTAACGCCGTTCAAAACTATGTAAAAGAGTACACCTTCAACAATGGTCTGGAGGCAAAAAAATATGCCGATGCAAAAATCGCTGCCAATGGTGGCAAAGCTCCGGACGGCAATGAAACCTTTGACCTGGCAAAGCAAAAAATTGCTGAATACGATAATACTGTCAGCGAGATTGAGCAAAGCAAAAACTTGGAAGATTATTTCCTGAAAAAATATCGGCGCGAAAACCCGCACTTTGATGAGCAAGTAAAAGCCCTGGAGATGGCTCACCCAAATGAATTTATTAACGGCATGATCGATTACCGTGAGCTGATCGGTAATGCGAAGATGGGCCAGATAGTTTCCAGGGGCTTACAAGACCGTAACATCCCAGCCTTTGTTGAGTCCGGGGCACCGAATGTTTACGGCGGACCAAAGAACCTGTACCAGGAAGAGTATTACCATCTGTCCAATAACCTGCTAAAGGAGTTTCCTGACTTCGGTGTAAACGTGGTGGCCAATGAGGTTAGCCGGAAGCGTCAGGAGCTGCACAAAAATAGTTACTTCGCCGATTTTGACTCTGGCAAAAACCAGGAGATCACCGATAAGATTGCAGCGGATCTGTACGCGAACAACCCGACAAAGAAAAAGATATACGACGAGATCGTAAGTAAGGATCTGAAAAAATATATCGATGTTCCTGGATTTTTGAATCGCTTGTCTGGTGGTATCGAAAAGCAGCTGACAGGACTAAAAAACACTTTCTCAAACCAAACAGCCTCCGAAAATATAAGGGAGTCGATAAACGATGAAGCGACACAGGTGAGCGCTGGTGAGAAAGGCGCTTACAAAATCATCGGGGAGATATCTGATTTCGGGGGCTTTCTAATGTCGATGGCCGCGACCGGTAATGTAGCCAAAGGGCTGGCCGGGTTTACAGGTGGTCTCACTGCAAGTACAGCGTTCAATCCTTCGCCTGCATTAAATGCCGCAATCGGTAAAGGTGTCGCGGCATCTACTTTCCTGGGTGACGCACTGAAAGAGGGCGATGCGAAATATCCAGGCGAACCAGGTAAGGCAATACTTAGCGGGTACACGACTGCTGCCTCTTATGTGGCAATGCTGAACCTGTTGCCTGCAAATAAGATCAGCGAGGTAATGGGTGTAGGAAAGAAAAGTATAAAAGATGTATTGGAGGCTTTAAGCAGCGAGAATATCGCAATGGCAGCAAAGAAAGAACTTGCTACCAACTGGTTTAAAAAATCCCTGGAGGCAGCTGGGCTGTTTACGAAAGGATATAGCAAGAGCTTGGGAGAGATCCTGGCTATAACGAAGTTTAAGCAGGGCATGGATAAAATCCTGGGCCTGAACGAGCAGAAATATCAACAGGTACACCCGGCCAGCGAAGACGAAGACGTATTAAAATTATTCGCAGTGGCGAGCTTCGCGCCTTCCCTGATCGGTGCTTACCATGACTTTAAAAATAGAAACTTCACAAAAGATGCCGTTTGGGATGTGGCCAGTAGTCCGCGCCGCTTTGCGCGTACACTTGCCGAGAACGATAATTTTAGCGGCATGACAAAAGAAGAGGTCGCAAAGGTTCTGGAAAAAGTTTTGTTTCTGAATAAAGTAAAGAGATCCCTGGACGAGCAGGATATGCCTGAAGCAAAGCAAAAATCTTATTTGCTGCAAACTGCAAACGAGATGAGACTGGAGACTGAAGCTGCCGAGGCCCAGGGGAAAGCGGACCAGGAAGGCGAACCGGTATTGAAGAAAAAGGCTGAAGAAAAAGTAAAAGAAATACAAAAGCTGATTGGCGACAGTCAAAAAACAAAAGAAGAGATTATCGATAGCGAGGTCCCGCCACCCGTCGATAATCTTCCCCAAGATCCCAAGACGGATAAGGAGTGGGAAGAGAAAATTTTTGCGGAGACAGACCAGGTAAAAAAAGATGAGCTGGTAGCGCAGTACGGGCAGTGGGAGAAAGAGCAAAAGAAGGAAAAACCCGTAGAACAAAAAACAGAACCCGCCACGAAAGAAGAAGAAAAAAGCCAGGTTCCCGAAGAGATCCTTTTATCCGAAGTTGAAAACGGTAATATAAAAGATGCTTACGGAGCGGAACTTAAAAAAGATCCGTCGAAGGCAAAAGAAGTATTGTTGGGGCTGGCAAAACAGAAATACGGGTTGGATGACGACGGCAAGGCGAATAAGTTTGGCGGCGCTCCGATCAGTAATCCGGAAGTCGACCGCGCTATTACTATTGCCTTCCCTGATAAGGAAGTTTTAGTGAATGCGATAAACAGCGAACCAGGTGCCGGAATATACAACCAGCCAGCTCTAATACACGGTAAGTACAAGGTGACTAATGTCGGCGGCAAGCGGGTAATAAGATACTCCAACGGCCAGCTGGTGAAGAGAAATAAAACCGGGTATAATAATTTTCTGCTACAGCATGCTAAAAAATATAACTACAATATCGGCAAACTTGCTCCGCAGGACCAGGCACCAGATTTCAATAGTGCCGAGGACGCTGCAAAGTGGGTAGTGGATAATAGTGCAAACCCTGCTGAAATTGCATCGACGTGGTTACAGCTTCCACGACAACCGCAGGAATTGTCTTCGGTTGAACAAGCTATCGCTATTGAAGGGATCGGTAAGGTAAAGCAGGAGTCTTTCGAAAGAGTAAAGGATAAAAATCTTATTTCAGGATCTGTCGCAAAAAACTATTTCAGTAAAAAGGGCCGGTCCCTCGATGATATCGCAAATTCTATCTCCCAGCATGGCGAAGGTGTGGAAGTAACCCCCGATGATGTAGCTGAGTTTATGATGCGCTTTCCCTGGGGGATCGATCCGGACGGCACTGTAAAATCCGAAGTACACCACCAGGCAGAAACCAAGTTTGCGGAGCTGACTGGCATACCACTTAGCTCCGGGAACGGGCGCGAAGCGATAGCAAAACTCGCTGCATCTCAGCATGTAGCACCGGACGAGGCTTATAAAGGCGGAGACGCTGATTACGAAGCTATGCCACAGGCGGAAAAAGATCAGTGGCTAAAAGAGATGGCAGAACAAGAGGTTTTGGAAAATGACGAAAGTTCCGATAACTTTAATGACCAAGAAAATGAACCAGGACAAGACGATATTGATAGAGAAGATACGCCAGAACATAGCGGCGAACCCGTCCGCGACGAAGACACTGGAGACGATACCACCGGAGCGCCGGGAGAAATTCCTGGAGACGCTGGCGGACGACCTGGCACTGAAGGCGGCGCTCAAAGAGCAGGGAACGCTCCCGGCGCTGATGAAGCGCTTAAAGAGCAAGCAAGAAAAGACCTGAACAATATTTTTGGCAACGACCTTTCTGCCAAAGAGCAGATTAAATTAGATTTTGATAATCCCACGCAGCATGAAGGAACCATTAAAAATAAAGAAGGCAAAAGCGAAGCCGTACAATACGAAAGTATCAACGGATCAGCTGAGTACGGGACCATCTCCGGTACAGTACAACGGCCAGGCGAAACACCTTCCAACGATTCGCATAACATCCGCACAGTCGAACAAGTCTGGAGCGAAGAACACGGGCTACGATTCACAGGAACGGCTTCGGTAAAAAGTGCCGCCGATGTAGCGCACATCATGCGCTTACTGGAGGACAAGTCAATAGAGTTTGGCTTTGCCGTCCATGTAGATAAGCAAGGTAACAGCCACATTCAGTTTGTTTCTATGGGTGCCGTTACGGAAACCCCTATGGATCGCAAAATGATCCTTGCCGGTGCTAAAAAGTTCAGTGCCGTAAAAACATACCTCATCCACAACCACCCATCCGGTCAGATGACCCCCAGTAGTGCTGATATAGGCTTAACGAAGGGTACTGGTAAGATGATGGACGAGCTTGGTATAGAGATGGAACACCTTATAATGGATACTTATAAGGAAGAGTACGTGTTGCTTGACAAATACGGAAACCAGGAAGGCATTTTTAAGCGGGAAGAAAAACCAGCCGAAGGCGAACCGCTGGCCGTACATAAGCTCGACGGTATGAAAGCTTTATCCGCTCCAATTTCGGAGCCTCCATTTAATTCCGAAGAAGTTGCCGGGGTTATTTACGGTCTCCGTTTCTCCGCGATTCCAAAAGCGGGCATGTTGATCGCGGATGCCAAGAGTTCTATTATCGGCAACTATGTTTTTAAGGACGGGATGAACAGCAAGGAAATGCTGGAAAATTTTGCAGGCCATGCAGCAGCTACGACTATTTTCCTTTACGGTAACAGGCCAGTTAACGAGGTTACGGGCGAGCTGAGGGCGATGATGGAAACCTGCGGAGTCTCTAATATAGCCCTGTTTGATTATATCAATGTAGTCGGCGGCGGACCAGATGTACAAGGCGCATACGATTATATCAGCGCTGCGGACCAGGGAATATTAAAGGATGATGTCCAGAAAAAATATGGCACAAATAAATTAAGTAATACTGGATTAAAGGATGAGTTAAAAGCCGCACAGGCACTTCTTACGAAAGCGCAAAAAGACTTACGCGATGCCGAAGATAAAATAGCAAAAACGCAAGCTGCCCAGGGCGGCATGTTTGGCGGTAGTGAACAGGTGTCTTTGTTCGGTGTGAAAAGGGATGAAGCAAAAAACATTCTTGATCCTCTCAGGTTGAAAGTGAATGAAGCAAAAGCTGCTGTTGAAAAATTACAGGTGAAATCCCGTGATGAAGACAGGCAGGCGAAAGGACAAACCAGTTTGTTTGACCCACAAGCCGAATACGGCGACAAAGCCGCAAAGGTGGAAGAGTGGGTAAAGAAACAAAAAGCCGCTGGTATGTCCGACAAGGATATAACAGATATTCTCCAGGAGCGTACAGCGATGTCCAAAAAGGAGGCTGAAGATTATGTCGATCAGTTCGCGACTGGCCACTATTCCGACATACCAAAAGAAGCGACCACCGATAACCGTTTAATGCCGATAGACTTCCCGGAGCTGGTACAGCTGGCCCGTACTATTGCGGAAGGCAAATATCCGGAGATAAAAAAACTGGCCACAGCTTTCGGGTATTTCTCCCCGGCGCTTAAAAAGATCGTGCTTAACCGGGAGCTATTTAACCCGGCGCACTACGACGACCTGATGAAAACAATGGCGCACGAGATTGGCCACTTTGTCGATTTTATTCCTGACGAAACCCTGAGTCGTGGTAATATCCTGGGAAGGATCGCCTCGTTAAAGGCTTTCATGGAAAAATTCTTGCCGAAAGAACCAGGTGGACCGGGCCCACTTACCCAAGCCGATATCGACCGGATCACTGCGGAAGAGAAAGCCAAGCCGGACGACGATATTATTACCGAGGAAGATGAATATATAGAGAAGGTTACCGGACTTACTCCTGATGATGTGCTGGCCGTTTGGAATGACGTGCAGGCTGGTATAAACAACCCTGCCTTACTTGACTTTATTCAGCGACTCAGCACGAAGGATAAAAAACGGATCGTAGTCGCAGCCATGAAAGGGCTCATCGATGACATGTTGAAAAAGTTTACCAAGATTGAAAAGATACCAACCGGCAACAAAATACAAGTTATTACAAAAGGTGAAGGCTGGAGAGACAGGGCAAAAGATCGCATTCGTGACGAGATGAATAAAAGAATGCTGTGGGAAGAAAGAAAAATCTACGAGGAAGCTTACAGGTTTAGTAAGCTCTGGAGGCCATACGATGAAGCGACCGCAAGCCCAGGCTTTCGGAAGTATCGTAAATCTTCCGTCGAGATATACGCCGATATGATAAGCGGGCTCTTTAACAGCCCTGGCCAGCTGGAGAAAAAAGCTCCCATGTTTTTCCAGGCGTTTATGAATTACCTGGACCAAAAGCCCGCTTTCAAAGCTGTGTACGAGGACCTGATGGATCTGCTTACCGATCCGGAGAAAGTGAAAGCGGAAAGAGAAAAAAATACTATTGAAGGTTACCGTAAGGCTGAAGCGAAGCGCGCGGATCTTTTGAAAATTGAGAAGCGCAACGAAGGACTTTGGGCCAGGGTAAAGCGCGAAATGTTTTCAGTGTTTAGCCCGCTTGGAGACAAACTGGATACTACGAAGACTGGCAACAAATTAAGCCAATACGAAGAAACCAGGAATGCTTTTGAGCAAATGGAAATGTGGAAGGCACCTGCGGCGCTGATGTTGAATAATTACAATACTAAAACAGTAAAACCGGTTCGTGATGCTGGAGTAAGTTTAGATGATGTAGGTCTTATCGTGCAGTACACGCGTAATATGTCGCCAGCACGGAAGGGGAAAGGCAACCCACTTGGTTTGCAGACCGACGAACAAAATCTTGATCTGATTCAAAAGGTTCTGGATAAATATACTTCAGCCCAGCAGGACGTTATACAGGAGGCCCTTGACAATTTTTATGAACTTGGTTTTAATACAATAGAAGACGCTTACGACTCCGGGTTAATGAGCCGGGATCAAATGGACGAGGCAGAAAAAAATAAATTCAACTACGCTACCTACAAGCCGGTAAAATATATTACCGAGTTGATTCAGAGCGCGCAGATGCTGGGCATACAGGGTGGACTTGGTGAAATTGCCAATCCTTTCCTGGAGACGATGGTAAAAATGGTTATGGTTCAGCGGGCGGCATCAAAAAACCGTGCGATTGTTATCGGTAAAGAGTCGCTTCAAAAGGTTGATCCGGATAGCGTCATAGCTTGCGCTTATGACTTCCGCGGAAACCCAAGCGTAAAACTTAAACCTGGCCAGGAATATATCCGGTATAAGCAAGGGGGGAAGAATAAGATTTTTATTACCGAAAAGTATATAGCGGAAGTTTATAACGCACACCCTCCGGAAAAAGTATCACTGGTAAACGAAATGCTTTCTGCTGCCGCAATTCCGCTCCGGATGGCATGGACAAAGTACAACCCTGGCTTTATCTTTATTGTAAATCCGGTAAAAGATAGTAAGCGGACAATAAAAAACACAATAGCTATCCTGTCGGCAAACGGAGCGCTGCAAAAAAGAGACTTCATAAAAATACATGCCGAATATGCTCAGTCCTGGTGGGCATCTTATTACGATACAAAGAGCTTCTTTAAGCACGAGCCTACAGGTGTTGCAAAACGCATGCTGGAGTACGGCGCTGTAAATCCGGAGTCCGCTTTGTTCGCGGGATTTGATGCGAATTATAACGGCATGGCGAACTTTTTATCTCACTACGATTTCCTTTCTGGTCACCTGGGTATAAGTAAAAGACGGACGCTGATGACCAAGATCCGTGACCTGGCATTAATAATCCCCGAATATTTTCTGGCCAAGCCAGGTTCTCATATAGAGATGAGAACAAAGGTTGCTATGTTTAAGATCCTGGAAAAGCACATGGGTCCGGAGGCAGCTGCTTACTATACCAGAAACTATATCGGCACCCCGAATTACAGCGAAAGGTTTGGCGCAAAGAAATTCATCTCCTGGATACCTTTCTCGTCCGTGATCTTACAGGGCCTCCGTACAGATGCTGGTATCGCAACCGCTCCGAAAGGAAAAGGAGCTTATTGGTTGTATGTCGGCCTGACTATTGGTATCCCCGCGCTGCTGACTGCCGCAGCTAAAAACGGTTTGTTCGGCAAGGACCTGGAGGACTGGTTTGAAAAAGTAGGATCTTATAACCGTAGTAACTACATGCTCATCCCACTTGGCGTAACAGAAACTGGCAAAGCGAAGGGTTTAAAAATTCCTTTAGACGACGTTGAAACATTCACCTGGAATAACATACAAAATCTGACCGAAAAGACCAGCGTTAAACAAAAGATACGGGGAGTCCTCGACGGCGTAGTAAACCGCTTACCAGACTACCAATCCGGAGTCGATCTGTATAGCAAGTGGTGGGAGTATGCTGTTAATGATATAAACCCGTATGATAAGTTTAAAAAGCGCAATGTTATCGGTGACCGCAATTTTAAAATGGGCGGCAAAGAGGCCCTGGGTGATATGTTCAAGTGGAGCCTTAACAAACTTGGTATCCGGGTGCCCCAGTACGATGACGGCACGATGTCCACAAAAGAAAAGATCATATCGATGATACCAGCTTTACGGCGTATCTACTTTGAAACTGATCGCGGCGACCGGGAAGCCCTGGATAAAGTACAGAGCGAACAGGAACGCAAGGCAGCAATCCGGTTGCAGGGGATCGATGTGGATTTAAAGAAAGCGCTGGACGCGCAAACCGACTCGGTAGTAAAAGGCGGAGAGGTAGATATGCGGAAACTGATTTTTGATACGTTCAAGGCTTACACGGGCAAGGATGCGCCGCAAACTGAACAGGATGGCCGTGATATGCAGACTATAGCATCAAAGGCAATCGTGCTGCTTAAAAAGGATGATGTAAAGAACCTGGCACAGTCGGCAAAAGAGAAAATGTTTGCCAACCAGATCATTAACGTGCAGTCAAACGAAACGAAAAAAGCCATCGTTGATCTGTACAAGGCAGACGCAACAGAACAGGAGTTTTCGGACTTTGTTAAGTTTTTGAAAGATAACCGGATTTATATGTATCGACCTTAAACTAACTTTGGTTAAATATTCTAACCGTACCGATGGACTATAAACCACAACATTTTAGCCGCTGCCTGTTTAATCCGATGGCAAAGGACCTGCTGGATCAGTCGCCGATCCTGAAGAACCTGACCACGGATATTCGGGTCCTGAAATACGTCTTGGTATTGTACGATCCGAATAGCCCCTTTATCCTACAGCACCGAGATATAAAGATGCGGAAACAGATGGCGGCACAGTTCGCTGGCTTTGACATCGTTATGGAGAGCGACCAGCTCAGTGATATGTACTCCCTTAAAGACGATATGACCAGGGAAGTTGTAGTGAGGTTTTTGAAAAAATTCGCCTTTCCCCGCGAGTGGTTTATGATCTGTGCAAACGAGGAAACCTTTTACGAATATGGTGAGAGGCTAATGGAACCGATAGGTAAGAGTTTGAAAGGGGATAAGGACGAGATGGGTGCCATCGCGGTGAAAAGTAAGCTTAGTCAGGACATGGAAATAATTAACGAACGAATAGAGAAAGGTTATAAAAGAATGTTTGGCGATGACAGCGAGATCGATATCCCAGGCGTGACCGGCAGAACTTCTGCTGAGAGCATGGCTGGAGGTGTATAGTTGAAAGTTTTTAATCCGTACCGTACCAATGTATAAAAAGATCCCAGGCGGGAGCTGCATGACTGTACAGCAATTAACTTGCTGGATACCCCCTGTTGGCTTTGGCACTCATTCAGTCACCGGTGAAATCGGCCCGGTTGATATCATTAAGCGGAGTAACATTGCAAAAAATCAATACTGGGAGCCGCAGACGATCCCGGACGACTACGAGGAAGCTGCCGACCTGGAAGCTGAACGCTGTAAAACAGAACCCCTTTACGTCAACAATATACTGGAGTCGATCCGGCAGCGCGAATGGCGCAGGCGCATGTACGGCGTATGGGTGTACATCAATGGCGATCCAGTTTATCTCCCAGGCATCTTTTATTTTTTCCTGAACTACTGGCCACTCGACACCGGTCTCCCCGATTTCCGTAGAATCGACCTGGAGTATTTTATGTTCTGGCAATACTGTGTAGAAGATCCGAATTGTTTTGGATTACTGGAAGTGTGTAAGCGCCGTAACGGTAAGTCATACCGCGGGGCATGTATTGTTTACGAAGCCGTGTCAAGAACAAAGCGGGCACTGGGTGGTATTCAATCCAAAAACCAGGGCGATGCTCAGGATGTTTTTGATAAAGCCATCGTACCACAGTTTCAATCACTCCCTTCTTTTTTCCGGCCAATATGGGATGACAGTTTAGGTAGCACACCAAAAGGCAAGCTGCGTTTTTATAAGACATCCAAAAAAGGTAAGGAAGCCACCAGAAATTTAAAAAGCGAAGAACTTAAAAGCCAGCTGGATTACCGCGATGCAAAACCAAAAGCTTATGACGGTACAAAAACGTACCGTTTACTGTTGGATGAGAGTGGCAAAGTAGAACACGATGTAATTAAGCGGCACCTGGTTTTAAAGCACTGCTGTCTTGATAATAAGCGTCGCATTGTCGGTAAGATGATCGTGACTTCAACAGTTGAAGAGATCGGGGTCCGCTTCCGCTTTGATGAGCTTTGGTATCAGAGCAACCCGGCAGAAAGAGAAGTAAACGGGCAAACCAAAAGCGGCCTGTACCATTTTTTTATGAGCGCTGCCCGTAGCGGAGACTTTGATATTTACGGCGAACCACAAGAAGCCGAAACGCTTGCTTCCATCATGGCGGACCGGGCATCGCAAAAAGATAACCCTTCCGATCTTATCGACCTGATAAGGAAAGAACCGCTATACGCGGAAGAGGCATTTAAAACCGCAAACGATGCCTGTCACTTTAACCTGTTAAAACTAAACGACCGCCTCTCCGGGATCATGCCTTATAAAGACTCGCTTACTGAGCGCGGCAATTTCGTTTGGGCTAATGGAGAAAGAGATACAAAGGTCCTTTGGCAAAAAGATCCCCAGGGCCGCTGGGAGATTCTGCGCTCGTTCATGCTAAAAGCTGAAGAGACAAACCTATTGGAAAAAAGGGGTACGCTTTATTTCCCTAAAAATAATCATCGCTTCGGGTCCAGCTGCGATCCTTACGATCACAACATGACCGAAGACAACAGGCGAAGCAATGGTGCCAGCCTGGTGAAGCAAATAAGCAATATAAACAACCATGCTGATCCCTTCATTAATGCTTACGTCGTAAAGTACCTGGCCCGGCCACTGACTGCCGACATCCTTTGGGAGGATATGATAAAACAGTCCGTTTACTTCGGCTGTCAGATCCTGGTAGAAAATAACAAGCGCGGTATTATCCGATACTTTGAAGATCGTGGATATGGCCCTTTTCTCCAGCGCCTGCCTGGTTACAAAGAAGCTGGCATACCGGCGACGGAAGACAATAAGCACACAGCCCTGTTTTTTGTGGAAGAGCAGGTAGAGAACAACTCCGATAAAATTTTCTTTATCGATCTGCTGAATGACCTGATAAAATTTGATGTAACCAAAACCCAAAAATTTGATATCGGCATGGCCTGTTTGTGGGTTGAGATGGCGTGTCGTAGCCGCGGCCTCCGCACGGAAGGTACGGGCTTGAAAAAAATAACCGACTACTTCCCCAGGTTTAAACTAAAACAACAACTATCTAAAATCGCATAGCAATGAATAATTTTCCGTCCCACGACATAAACCCCTCAGAAAAAGGCTCCAAATGGATCATGCAGTATATAAAAGCTGCATGGGGTGAATTTGAGCGGAGTAACGTAAAAATGTTTTACGGTGCCCGGTTTCGGTACAAAGAGATAAAGGACTATGTACTGGCCAGGCAAAGCGTAGAGAAATATAAAAAGAACGTGCTTATCGATGAAGCCAGTGACTCCAGCTGGGTAAACATTGATTGGTCGATCCGGGCGATAGCTGCAAAGCTCAGGGATATCGCTTTGTCAAAGCTTGTGCAGAAAGGTTACAATATCGTAGCTACTCCAATCGACTTGCTGGCCAGGGATGAAACGGAGACCTATTACATAAAGCATAAGGCAAAAATCCGCATGCGTGACGAGATGTTAAAGGTTAACCCGGCGCTTGCCCAGTTACCTGCTTTTGCAAAAGAGCATGGAGATCCCGAAAACATACAGGAGCTGGAAATGATGAAGGACCTCGGAGTAAAGCTAAAGGTGGCAATGGAGGCAGAAATGGGCATCGATTATGTACTATACCGAAACGGCTTTAAAAATCTTCGCCGCGCTGATCTGGAAAGTCTTTTTGATTATGGAGCCGGTTCCTACAAAGAGTACGTCGACGAAAATAACGAAGTTAGGGTCCGGGATGTAGATATCGCAAGCCTTGTGGTAAGTGCTTGCCGGAAAGCAGACTTTTCCGACGCGAAGTATATTGGAGAGCTGACTGAAGTAAATGTATGCGAACTCCCTTTTGACGAGGAGACCCGTAAGGATATCTACCAGGCAGCAAGGTCAGGAAATCAAACCTGGACCAGTACCGTATCCTCTATGACGGCAATCGATAGCCAGACCGTGCAGGTATTGGATATGGAATTTTTCAGTTACAATGACCGTGTATATGAGAGAAGGGAAAATAAATCCGGGAACGAACTTTTCCGCCGCACCGACTATAACAACAAGAAAAAGGGGTCGATGGTAACTGTCGCTGGCAAGGAAGTGCAAAAATATGTTGCAAAGCCATTGCAGGTAGTTTACAAAGGCAAGTGGATAGTTGGCACCGATTACGTCTATGATGACGGCCTGGGAACATACCTTAAAAGAACGAAACCGAACAAGGCGACTACGACTTTAAGCTACCACGTCTTTGCTTACAACTTCGACCGCATGCGCGCGCTGGGAATGATGGAAAGGCTTATTCCTATTATCGACGAATATCACAACACTATTTATAAGGTCCAGAATTTTAAAAATAAATGGGTGCCATACATTATCAACCTGGACATACAGGCAATGGAAAACGTGGCGCTTGGCGCTTCCGGTGATCCAATGAAACCAAAAGAGATCCTGGAGCTGGTGTTTCAAAACTTTGTGGCGATGGGCCGAAGGATGGATGTAAGCGGTCAGCTGCAAAATTATAAAATGGTCGATATTGAACCGACCGGCATGCACCAGGAATATACAGTACTGGTAAACGACCTGGCCCGCATACTTTCCGAGATGAGAGACGTAACCGGGCTGAACGACCTTACCGATGGCAGCACACCCGGAGAGCGGACGCTGAACTATGTAGCCAGCCTGGGCAACGAAGCGACAAACAATGCGCTTTACCCAATAACTTTTGCTGATAAGCAACTGACCGAGAACCTTTCGAAAGGTGTAATACAGCGCCTGGTACTTACAGTGCTACAAGGCGATATTGAAGGTGTCACCAGGACCTTAGGCGATGAGACTGTCCGGTTTATCCGGGTGACAAAGGATATCGCTGACCGGGTTTGGGATGTGAAACTAGAAGACAAACCGACAGAGGCGCAAAAGGAATTACTGTTACAGCAAATGAACATTAAAGACAACCAGGGCTTGATTTCCCCTGACGATGTAATAATGATTACCGAGACCAACAACCTAAAACAGGCCAGGGTGCAGCTTGCGTACAGCATAGAGAAGAAAAAGAAAGAGATGCAACAGTACGAGCTACAGAAGATGCAGGAGAATGGTAAAATACAGGTCCAGAGTGGCCAGGCAGTCGAGGCAGCGAAGCAAGCTACCCTTGCCCTGGAATATAAGCTAAAAACTGAACTGGAGGTAACGAAGATCGCGGGAGAGAAAGAATTATTGCAAATGAAACTAGCCTCAATGGATCACGCCACCGATACCGGTGCTAACGTGAAGCTTTTGACCAAGCACATGGAAGGAGAGGACAAGAAAGAAACGCAGACCATAAACGATTCTTATAAAAAATAGGTATGAAAACTATTTTGTTATTCCAAACCTTGTATAATTTTGGTTAATTAATCTAACCAACAACACCCTATGGCTGACGAGGTAGTAGTAGAAGAAGCGCCACGAGTAGAAGGCAAAGCGGATTTTTTGAAGGCCTTTGATGCCACCACAGGGCAAATAAAAGATACGGCTGTAAAGCCTGTTGAAATAACAAAAGTGGAAGCGCCTGCGCCTCCCCTGGAGAAAACCGAGACGGTGATCCCAGCGGAAAAAACAGAAGCTCCCGCTCCCCCAGCAGAAGCCACGAAGCCAACCGAGACGGTTGCAAAAGTGGAGAAAACGGTAGAAGTCAAGCCTGAGAAATTTGACTGGAAAGACGCTCTTAAAAAAGCTGACCGGAACGAGGCCCTGAAAGAACTTGGTTTAGACGAGTTCGAGATCGGTCTACTCGACTACAGGAAAGGAGGCGGTGATACTGCCAAATACCTGGAGGCGAAAGGAAGGGATTGGAGCAAAGTGCCCGACATGGACGTTTTGCGATATGACCTCCGGCAGCAATTCCCCGATCTGGATGCTGAAAGTTTTGAGATCCTGGCTGAAAAGCGTATCCAAAGCCGATTCCCGGCAGAGGAAGAGTTTTCAGATGAGAAAGAAAAGAAAGTTTCTCTACTGGAACGAAAGCTGGAAGCCGATGCACTTCGCAAGAAGTACAAAGAAGCGGACGAAAAATTTACCATCGCAGATCGGAAAGCTGATACCGAACAAGCAACGAAGCTGGAAGAAGCTACAAGGGCAAAACAGGATTTTATTTCCACGGTCGATGAAAGTGCTGTAACCCAAAAATTACGCACTGATAAAAAAATTACACTGGGCGAAGGCGATGCCGCAACCCTTGTGGATATAGACCCGGAAACAATCCTGAATTTTGTAAAAACCGACAACAAGTTCTTTACCATGTTTGTGGATGAAAAAGGCGAGTTAGATCTTGACCTTTTATATGCGACCATTAATTACGGTTTGAACCGTAAGGCGGTCGAGAAAACATTAACCGACAGAGGTAAGAGCTTAGGAATAAAAGCCGAAGTTGACGACTTACACAATATACCCAAAGAGAAGACTCCAGTACCAGGAGAGAAAAAGGAAAGCCTACTTGAAGCTTTTACGAATCGCGGAAAAGATAGACCCGTTTAATCCCCTGGTTACTTAGTAACCCTATTCTCATTACCCGTTTTTAATCCGTACCCAACATGGCTGAAAATAATAAGGCGTATGTGTCCGCCATTGCTTTACTCGACACAAGGGAGATCCTCCCAAAAGTGGTTGACATCCAAAACACAATCGGCCTGACCGATCTTATGGGCGCTTTCGGGCGTTACCGTCCTTCCACCCAAACAATATTCCATAACTATGTAAACAAACCCCTGTGGGTAGTTGGTGTTTCAACCGGTTCAGTTACCGGCTCAGGAACAGCAACTGTTGTAGTTGACCTGACGACCGGTACATCCGGTAATGCCAGGCTTAACGACGAGGTACGCTTTACCGATGGTAGCGTAGGCTATGTATCCGCAATTACACCCGGATCAAGCGACAACGTAACCTTTAAATCGGTGGACGGCGGTAACCTGGTACACACCACTGGCCAAAACATCGTATTCTTTGCCAATGCCGTTGGTGAAAGCTCAATCAGCAGGAGCAACCAGCGCCGGGATCTCACCAAGCAATATAACCTGATCCAGATTTTCCGCGAAACAAACATCGAGTCAGACCTGAATAGGATGACCACGACCGAAGTTTCTTGGGATGGTAAGAATTATTTCTACCAGAAGGATCTTATTGAAAAATATCTGAAACACAAAGCGGAAGTTAACGCCGCCTGTATTCAGGGCAAGATTTCCGTGAGCGTATTTACTTCCGCCACTTCTGCGATCCTTGATCCCCAGGGCGGCGGTAACATGCAGTTTTGCCGTGGCCTCGACCAATACATCTCTTCACTCGGTGTTGACGATGCGGTTGACGTACTCGGCGTATTTGATGCCGATGACCTGGGCCAGTTTGTTGACCTAATGGTAGCTAAGAAGTCAGATCTTGATTTCATGGTTGCCGGTTCAACCGCTGCTTCTCGCCGGTGGGACGACTACTGGAAAGGCGTTAACAGCTCCGGCGTTACTTCAGCAATGCTGAACGTAGACGGTAAGGAGTTAAACTTTAACGTCCAAAAGGTCGAATACAGTAACGGTACGTTCCAGAAAATGCGTTTGCCTATCCTGGATCATCCTGAGCTGATCGCAGCCGATATTAAGAAGTACCTGTACTTCATTCCTACAGGTAAGGTAAAAGCGCAATCCGCTACTGATAGCGCTGCCGGGTTTGAAAACCGTATCGGCATGCGTTACATGAAGCACCCGATTGCCAATAGCCAAACCAACCAGGGCAACGATATATGGGCTGAGTTCCATAGCGGCGCTGCCTCCCCGGTTACTCCAAGTGGAGAAACCGCAAACTGGGTGTGCAACTGGCTTACCTACCAGGCCCCCGAGGTCCTGGGTGCCGAGCAGTTCGGCAGGCTGAAAGTCAATTCCTAAGCTTCCAAGCAAAATAAAAGAGTGATCGGAAACGATCACTCTTTTTCTGATTAACTAATAAACTTAAACAACATGGAAAAGATTGGAAAATTCAATGACCTCTCTGAAGGTCTTAAATCAAAACTGCCGGTACTTGAACCGGGACAGGTTGTTACCTACGAATGGTTAATTTTTGATAAGGATCATTTAACTGACAGGCCTCTTTATGGCGCTGCCCGCAGCCTGCGCGGAAGAGACAGGATCAAAGATGGTAAAAACTTTATCGATATCGGTCTACCCAAGATTGTCGAAGGCGACAAGGTAAAGAAGTGCCAAAAATTTGTTGTCGATGGCGGCGGCGCTAATGGTTCTGTAGGAGCCCGCTTTGACTTACACGGCGACAGTATTGAAGAGATGCAATGGCACCAGTTTTTTTCTATTTGCAACTACAACACCTCCAATCCAAACGCGGATGTTAATACTACAAAACTGATCCGCCTGGTCGATCCCGGAGCCGAGGCAAAGGAAAGAACCAAAAAGAGATCCGTTCTGCGCGACGCACTTGTATTACATGAAGACATGAAGGCCGAAGATATCCGGATGGTAGCTGCCTCCCTTAACTGGGACAGCGCTGACGATATCCAGGTTTTAAGAGATAAGATCGGGGATTACGCAATGAAGAGCCCGGCTGAATTTATTGAACGGATCAGTAATGCGGAAACCAAAAATAAGGCTGAGTTGAGGCTTGCCTTTGATAAAGGTGTAATAGCCTACGACCCTGCAAAACACCAGGTAAAGTGGGGAGAAAGTGGAACGGTCATCGCGTCACTGGACCGGGTGGAAGGAAAAGATTACCTGGAAACGCTTAACGAATATTTGGCAACGAGTAAAAACGGCGGGACTATCGTGACTGCGATACGAAAAAAGGTATCAGCGGCGATTGTTACTGCTACAAAAGGAAAGTCTGACACGCCCGAATAAGCACAACCTGTTTGTTTAGGTTAATCAGAACGGGGAGGCGTTTATGCGCCACCCCTCTTTAATACCAAAAGCAGATGGCAGATCTTTCAGCATACCAGGCATTAAACGTTGCATTAAATTATGTAACCAACCAGATAATTCTCACTGATCCCGATAACTACCCAGTCGGAGTTAGTGCCTCACTGGTGGGAAAGATTACTGTGCTACAACCTGACGGCGTACAGATCGCCGGAGATTTTACTGACATCGTTTATAGCTCCGGAGCATTACAGCCACATAGCCAGGCCTTGCGGCTCAACAGCGTTGGTAATCCACAGTGCGGGGACTATGTAATTACTTACGAGATCGATCATCCCGATTACACGCCTACAACAATAACAAAAACTTTCACTCTGTCTTATACCCGGAAGACGCTGGACCTGGAGGAAGATTTTGACGTATTCACGCCTTCGCTCTTTTACCGGGACAACACCAATTTTGCCCAAGCTGGGTGGACGCTGAATAGTAATACTGTGGCATGGCAGGCAGATTTTGGTATCGGTGCCGGTATGGGTACTCCGGTGACACTGAATGGAAGCGCTGACGATTTTGACCTGGTACATTTAGGGAATTACTACGATAGCGAGTACGCGATCACTTACCAGCGTGACGTTTCCTACAGCCATCCAACTTATACTTTCCTTACCCTGGTTGACCGCTACAGCGACTCAATAGCAACAACTGCCGACACCCCGCCGACTGTTAATGATATCATCCACTGTCTGAACGATCAAAAAGCGGCTCTCGACGCTGCCCAGGTTTGCACTCCCTGCGGACCACTGGAATGCGAATATCAGAAAGCGACTGCCAGGTATGACCACCTTATACATAAACTTCGAATCGGCGATGCTGATGACGCTGAAGATTTGCTGGAAGAGATCTTAAACATTACCCACTGCGCTCACGATGTTGACCGCGGCGCTGTTATAAGCCCATACGATCTCAGTGCTTATACTGGCGGCGGCGGGACGAGCCTATTTTATAATTATACCCTTTCTGCTGATGTTACCGAAGTAACACTGGTCGCGCTTAACGGTGCGGTCATTTCAAATATATGGATGGACGGAATACTCCGGCAGTTTTCAAGTGGCGCTGATGGTGACACACCAGCGACAGGAAAATTTATCGTGGTTACCGGCAGCGCTCCCAGGAAGTTCAAGTACGGAGGCACAATGTTTACCGACCAATGGTTACGAATAGAATATACAGTATAATGAAAAAGATACTCATATTACTTTTAGTGTTGTTTGCTGCGATAGGATCGCAGGCCCAGTACATTAACCGTGATGGTTATTCCACCTGGGTCGGTCGGATGGGTATCGGCATACCCGCTGCAACGGTCCCCAATACTTCAGTCCATCTCCAGCTTGGAGATAGTGCGACTACAAAGGCTTTGTGGTTGCCACGCGTACAGGATACGGCGAATGTGGTTGCTCCCAGGCAAGGGATGTTTGTTTATCAGATTAAAGACAGCGCAATATATGTTCGACAAAAAACAAGATGGTCAGGTTCAGGATCTACATCATTCGACGGTAATAGACCCATAACGAGAGATTTCACTGCTGTAACTGGAGTAAACCTGGGGACCATTACGTTAAACTCGACAATAGAAGCGCTTCTTTATCCCAGTCAGGTACCAACCTCGGCGCTTACCGCAACCTATAGTGCATCGACTGCCACGGCTTTTGATTTAGAGCTTATGAGTGCGGGCGCTGCGTTATCCGTTACTTTAAACTGGACTGGCGGGAGACAGGCATCGACCGCCACGCTATCAACTATTAATGTCGATGGCGTAAACCAGTCGTTCTCTCAGCCCGCTGCCCCTGGCACCGTATCGGGAACAAAATCTACCAGCGTTACCAGGAATACTAATACTTCTTTTACAAACCTGGTAACGACGAGCGACGCAAAGACAGCATCTTCCTCGGTTGCCTTCACCTTTTATCCTAAGCGGTACTGGGGATATACAACAACTAACCCACCTGTAAGCGCTGACATCGTTTCCGCCGCTGGTGGAGGTGGGGAGCTGACTACCTCAAAAGCAAAGTCAACATTCAGTATTGTAGTGTCAGGATCAGATAAATATATTTTTTATGCTTACCCCAGCTCTTACGGGGCATTGACCAGTATTGTAATCTCTGGAATTGAAAGCATAGGGGCGTTTACATCATCGACCGTATCCGTTACGAATGCTTCGGGGTATGTCCAAAACTATCTTATCTACACTTCTAATAATGTGTTCGCAAGCGTTACAGTCAACTGTAATTCTGTCAACTAATGAAAAAGATACTTCTCGCTATATTTTTACTTGTTTCTGGAGTTGCTTTTTCGCAGCCAGGGGTGGTAATAGCTGACCACCTGAATACTATCGGGGTTGCATCATACCCGACTCATCTCGACAGTTTGCAGCGCGGTGGTTTCCGGGTTGTATCGACAATCGTGGAAAGGAACGCGATCACCAGCCTTCGGAGAAAGGTCGGCATGTGGGTATATGTTACTGACAGTTTGAAGATCTACAGCCTGGCTGGTGGAATAACAAACAGTGACTGGTCCGAATTATCGCTGGGAAGTGCAAGCTCCGCCGATTCGGTTAGCCAATCCTGGATAAGCGATTGGAGAAGGAATAATAATGCCCAAGCTCAATCTTTGGGGTTGGTTTACCATGATGACAACAAACAGATTATTAGAACACCTCGTCCGTATGCTACAATACACGGTTTGATTTATGCAAAAGGAAAGATATGGGGTTCTGATATGTGGAGTCCCCCTCACGTTTACAGGTTCAATAACCCGGATGACTTAGCTGATATTGATACAATAACACTAGATGCCTCTGCTTACGACCCCGACTCTTCCGACTATCAGGATGCTCGTGATATTGTATATGTAAACGGTAAGGATAAGGTCTACACAGTCGCGAATAACGAGGGTAACGGTCTTGGTGAAAGCTATGTGATAGAGATAGACCCGGTGACAATGGCGCAAACCATCATTGATACTATACAGACCGATTACAACGAAATTCAAAGCCTGTGTACCGATGGTATAAATACTTTGTACTTGGTCGACGGGGGGAACCCCGGACGAGTTCACAAGATTAATCTAACGACCTATGTAAGAACATCCGCCTATATTTCCGGGAGTAACTTCATGCACGCGATAAGGTATGATGGTACGTATCTATATGTAACAGCCCGGTCAGGCACGAAAAAGGTTTATAAAATCGACCCCGCGACTTTAACTGTTGTCGTCTCAGCAACTTTAACCAACAGTACAACTACGGACGATTTTGCCATTGCCGGAGATTATTTGTGGATAGCGAATGAGTCAAATACTACACTAGCAAAAGTCAAAAAAGCCGACTTGTCAGAAACGATTATAACGACCGGCATAACAGCAACCGGCTCTTTTGGGACTTTTTTTTATGGCAGCTATATATGGGCGTGTTTCAATAGTCATCCCCAGGGGACTATCCTTCGGTTAAACCCGGAGACAAACGAGCAGTATAAATTCCTATTAGACACTCTTTTTGACCAGCCTAATGAAATCGTTACGGACGGGTCCAGGCTCTTTATCAATAACTATTACGATACACTTAGCCCAGGTGGATCAGCTAACCTTCATGGGGCATTAATAAGGTATGCTATCCCGACGATGACTTATGTCAGTGGCGGAAGCGCGGTGACCGCATCAAATGGTCTTACCAAGACCGTAAACGACATCGCTTTGGGCGGAACATTTTTACAGAACACAACTATTTTTGGCTTAGGCTCGTATTATTTCAGGTTAAAAAACGGAGGGGACACTTATTTTTCTATAGATAAACCAAGTAACCAGTACGCAATAGGGGACATATCGGGTTCAAATAATGGTACTGCACTTACAATAGAAGACGGTTCAAACCTTTCCTATATCAAGAACGGAGCATTAACAATGAAGTTTGGAATCAATAACCAAACCCCTACCGTTGCACTCGATGTTGTAGGCGAAGGATTATTTACCGGTGATGTAACTGTACCGGCTGATGCCTATAACGCAACCACCTGGAATGGAAATAATGAAGTGCCCACAAAAGATGCCATAAGGGATAAAATAGAAACGCTGGGATCTTACTATAACTCCAACGTAGGTTCAGGATACAGGTGGGTTATACCGAACACCAATAACATTAAAACATTTACCGCAACCAACGGTCTTACCCCAGATAGCGCGACTACAAACCAGATCGGCATAAAACTCGGCGGTACACTTACAGTAAATACAACTATTGCCCAGGCTGGTTTTAACCTTGACGTTACAAACTCTGCAACGAATAGTTACGTGAGGATTCGCCCGACTAATTTTAATTCGTATCAAGAATCAAATGGTGGGTTCCTTTTTTCAGAAATTTGGTGGGCAGCACTAAACCCATACTTCCAGAACGTTGATAGTAATTATAATCAAATAATTCAGTTCGGAAGTGGCGTTTTGCATTTAGGAAACCAACACGCTACCGCTTCCGGCGCGCCTACATCGTCTATTGAAATTTGGGGGGACTCGTTAGGAATAAAGCCTTTCTTGGGTAAATTATGGATAGACTCTGTAAGGACTGGCACGAATGAAAACACTTTGCTGGCCTGGAAGCAAGGCGGTACTGACCAGGGAAAGGTAGCTTATATAACTATTGGGTCAGGCCTGGATTTAACAGCTGGGGTTCTTACTGCCACTGGTGGCGGAGGCTTTACAAACTTGACCCAATTTGTTTCGCAAACAGCATGGAGAGCATTTTACTCCGACGGATCTGGAGATGTCCAGGAGCAAGCTTTTGGAACTTCCGGCAAGGTTTGGACTTCGACGGGAACAACGTCAGTACCAACATGGCAGGATATCCCGGCAGCCAGCCTTACCAAAGGTGTTACAACTATTTCAAGTAGTGCTACTTATAGAGTGCTTTACGATTCAGCTGGGATATTGAGTAATAATGCTGCTTTTAAATATGACCCCCCCACAGGGGAGCTTTCAACAACTTCAATCAATGTAAATGGTATCGGGACTATCTCTGCCGCTTGTTGCGGAACATTGGTAATATCGTCAACTGCTAATACCCTATTATCTGTTGCTGGAGTATATTATCCACAACAAATTAGTGCTACAGGAACTTTTTTCAGCAATACACCATATATAGGAGGGCAAACCGCAAGCGCAACCATTGAGGTAGACGGTGGGGCTATCTTTAATACATTTAGCACTTCAGCAGGCGATGTAACTATTAACACAGCTACAAAAACAATATTGTTTTCAGATGCAAGCGAGGACGAGATTCGTATAGGAACTTCTTCAGATGCTGGGGACTTTCTCTTACAAGTTTCTGGTTCCTCTTCAACTAAGTATGAATTTTTATATCAGTCAAACCAGGTATCCAGAGCTATTGGGCAATTCCAAAATTTACACGCATCTGGATTTGTTTCATTTGATTTTTTAGATAATAGTAGTGTAAGAGCAGGCGGAATGGGTTATGCCAATCCAAGTGCATCATCACTTCCTAATAAGTTCTTTGTATTTACAAATTCAAAAGATTTGATTTTTTCTATTGATAACACTTCGACAGCATCCCTTACAATAAACGGTTCTACGGGTGTTGCTACATTTTTATCTGATGTTATAGTCCCGGATGAGGTTTATGACGCAACCGCCTGGAACGGCTCTTTAGAGGTTCCTACCAAAAACGCCGTCCGGGATAAGATAGAAAGCCTGTCTGGTGGGGTTAGCGATGGAGACAAAGGAGATATAACGGTAAGCAGTAGCGGGGCAGTATGGACAATAGATAACGATGTAGTTACTTATGCTAAAATGCAAAACATTTCTGCTACAAATAGGGTTATGGGAAGAATTACAGGCGGTTCGGGGGATATGGAAGAGTTGACGGGTACGCAAGCAACGTCTTTACTTGATGTGTTTTCAACTTCAGCTAAAGGATTGGTGCCAGTAGCAAGCGGGGGAAGCACAACTACACAATTTTTGCGTAAAGATGGGACTTGGGTAGTCCCTACCGGAACTGTTTATACTGGCGGTATTGGTATAGATATAACCAGCGAGGTTGTAAGTATTAAGGGGTGGGATGCTTGGGATAATTTTACGACAAATACTACTACAACTTCAGTTACTACACTAGGAACCATATCTACCCCTTCGGGAACAAGAGGCGTTTTGGTAGTGACACTTATAGGTATAGAGACGGGTAATAATTCTAAAGGCTTGACCGGGAAGAAGTTTGTTCACTGGAAGAATGATAGCGGAACGGTAACGGTATTACAGATTGTAGACGAACAACCCGATTATAGAGAGACTTGGACAACAGCAACATGGACTGTCGATGCCAGCGGAGGAGATTTAAGGATAAGAGTTACTGCTGACAGTGTTAGTTCTACTGATTGGAACGCACAATATCAATTAAAATATAATGCATACAGTTTATGAAAAAAATATTCGTCCACCTCCTAATATTGTTTCCAGTGTTTGCCTTTTCGCAAAGGGTTACTACTGCAAACTCTGTAATGGTAAAGTCAGAGGGTTTGCAGGTGGCAAATAATTTATCCGATGTCGGCACGCCTGCAACCGCACGGGCAAACCTGGGCGGCACTACGCTTGGTTCTGCGATCTTTACCATTTCCAATCCGTCCGCACTTGGATTTATAAGGGCGAACGCTGACAACAGTGTCACCCACAGAAGTTATACGAATGTCAAAACGGATCTCGGTCTCACTATTGGCACCGATGTTCAGGCTTTTGATGGTGATTTAACCACATGGTCAGGGATTACCCCTGGTTCGAATGTTGGCACATGGATAGCTACACCATCATCGGCTAACTTACGTTCGGCGGTAACGGACGAGAATGGAACCGGCGTATTACTATTCAATGGCGCGACCACTCCAGACTTTACAACAGGCTTTACAATAGGTACGGCAGCGGCTACAGGAAAGTTCATCGTTGGTAATGGCACAAATTACATCCCATCGACATCGACGATCCCAACATCCGCTGGAGCGACGGCGAATAAGGTGCTACTTAGCGATGGCACAAACTATGTATTATCAACTCCGACATTTCCGAATGCCAGTGCTACGACCAGAAAAATAATCGTATCCGATGGCACAAACTGGATAGCCTCGACAGAACTCTGGCCAGTAGGCACCGGCACCGGCAATACACTTATTTCCGATGGCACAAACTGGGTTTCTCAAAACACACGGGAGAACTGGACAACATTCGCTGTAACCGGATCTAACGCAACAACAACCGGCCAGGCACTGACGGATATCACTGGCCTTACCTCCGGAACGCTGTCAAACTCCACGCTCTACGAAGTTGAGGCTTGGTTAAACGTAACCACCTCTGCGGTAACAACTGGTTGCCAATACGCAATAACAGGCGGAGGCACTGGAGGCGCTGCTGTTGTTCAGGCGCTATTAATAGGTAATTCAACCGGAACGACGATCACTACAGAAAATATTGTCGCCTCTGCTACAGGTACTGCCGCCAGGCTATTAACCTCCGGGCAAAGCGGGATGATGTATATACACGGCTGGGTAACTACGCGAGGTTCAGGAACGGCTACAATTTCTATTCAGCACCTGAAAGTAACGTCTGGAACATCAACCGTATTGATCGGCTCAAAAATGAAAATAAGATTAGCAAACTAATAAAATAACAATAATGAAAAAGCTATTTCTCTTTATTCCTTTTATACTGGCTTACACCCTGGCGAAGTCGCAAAATAATCTGGACACCTCCATCGTCCGGAATATTACATTCAAGTCGGGGGATCTTGACTATATGACCAGCTATTACATTGGTTCAACTGACAGTATAGAGATGAAATACCTACGCTTTATCCGGCTAAAAAGTGCAGGCAAACAAAACAGCGACAACGTGACGCTTGACTCTATACCTGGCGGCATGTTGGTGAGGTGGTACACGATCATCCGGCAGGTGCATGCTGGAGAAGCTGACGCTTTAGGAGGTAACCCCAAAAATGTTTTGCAGGCGATTACTCATCCAATAGTAGCATCCAGGATCGCAGCGGTTGAGGCGGCTTACTCAGTAACATATCTAGCCCGCCGGAGGCTGGGCAGATTGATGAACAAGGAAGGTCAATAATTTTTAAACTAAACAAACAAAGTATATGAAAAAAGTAATCATCGCGCTATTTGCGTTCTCTCTGTTCTCTTTTAGACTACAGGACGAAAAAAAGATAACAATCACTTTTTCCTTAGAAGAAATGCAATTAGTATATGATGCGCTCGGTGAGTTACCGGCTAAAAAAGTGGAGGGGTTGCGGGCTAAGATAGCGTTTGAAGCAAACAGGCAGCTGGACACAACGAAGAAGAAATGATAAAATTGGTTTTCATTCTGGCAATTTTCCTGCTTACCTCCTGTTCGCCAAAATACTGGTGCAAACCGGAAAAGCAGCGTAAGGAAATAAAATTTAAAGGCTTTCTATAATGGAACAAACTCAAAAACAGGTACAGGAACAGGCAACTGCTCAGTCCCAGGATATACATCAGATCCAAAATCAGGTAATAACGATTGGTGACAAGGTTGACGAGATATTGACACTGCTAACCGGTAATGAACTTGACCCGGAAAGTGGTGGTATGATAAAAAAGTTTGCTAATCACGAAAAACGGATAAGCGACCTTGAAAAACTCAGGGACAGAATGATCTGGTTTCTTATCGGAGCGTCGATACTCGGAGGGTTTGGTCTAAGGGATATAATACAATTAATAACCAATAAACCATAAATTATGAAAGAGTTTTTTAATAAAAACAAGGTGTTGATATTTGGCCTGGTATCAGCTATTGCCCTTGCTATCAGTGAACTTATTAAGGGCGGACAAAGCAGTACAAAGGTGCTGGTATTTTCAGGTATCATTGCCGCGGCATCTTTTGCAGCCCGTAACCTTCGCGGTCAATGGGCTTCAATAGCCGGATTAGTTGGTAATGCTCTGGCCGCTTATCTTACCCAGCTACAAACCGGAAACGTACAGCTTGCACAGTTGATACTACAGATGGTAATTGGGCTGCTTGCCGTATTGGCCGCTCCGGCTAAGTCTGAAGGATACGAAAAATCCCCAGTGATAACAGAAGCTAAAAGAGAGGGAGAAATTATTACTCCTACTCCGCTTGCTCCCAAACCAGATACCACTATATGAAATACCTCCTTATCCTACTACTCTTTACCGGCTGTTACAACCAGCGCAAGGCGGCTGTACAGCACGGGAGGGCAGTAACCGCGTTCCCGGAGATCGGCGCTCTTTACTGTGCCATTACCTACCCGGTAAAAGAGCGGGTTTTGGCAGGCAAAGACAGCATTGTGATCGACACTCTTTGGGCCGACTCCAGCACGACCACCATAATCCGTGATACCCTGCGGTCCCGTGACACAGTTTGGATCAAAACGATCCAGCAGATGCCCGGCCAGGTTATTAACCGCACAATCCTGCGGGTCGATACGGTAATCCAGGAGGACCAGGCGAAACTATCCCTGTGCAGTATTGAACGAGGCAAAGCCATCGGTATGCTGGAACAGAAAACTATAGAGTCGGATAAATGGAGGCGGATCGCACAGCGCCGCCTTTGGATCATCATAGGCATGGGTGCCGGGATAGCCCTGGGAATCTTCGTTATGATCCGTAAGAAAGTGGCAAAGAAAACAGGACTGGTTTAACGTGGAGCAGATCTTCTGCGATACCGGTAAGATCGCGCACCTGACCTACAAGGACGGGAAAAAGAGTATCGCCAGCTTGGGTAATAGAAAAAAGCACCAGGAGTATGGCCTTTACAAATGCCCTGAGTGCCATCATTTCCATGTCACCACTACAAGCAAAAAGCTACGGACACCAAAGCGCTGGGATAAATACCCGTTAAAGGTTGAACAGTTTATAAAAGTAACTCCGGTCGTCTCGGTCAAGAAAAAGAAGCGCAAAAAACCGGTATGAAAACTTCCGGAGGTTGAAGTAAAAATCTTCTATTTATACCTTAATCCGTACAACATGCCTTTACCCGAAAACTTTAAATGGATCGACACTATCGGCGAACTGCCGAAAATGGTAACTGAAGGAATTAAGCTGCTGGGAATAAAAGAGATCCCAGGCGCACACAGTAATCCGGAGATACTAAAGTTTGCCGACGAGATCGGTGTCAGGGATATTTATAAGAACGATGATACGAGCTGGTGCGCCGTGGCGCATTATGCAGTATGCCTGCGGGCAGGTAAAGCCATCGATATCGGGAAGAAAGATAAGTATGACAAGCTCCGGGCTAAATCCTTCGCTCAGTTAGGTAGCAGCGTGAATGCTGACACCTGGAGAGTAATCGATAGAAAGGAGGCAATGCTTGGAGATACGCTCGTATTTGTCAGGCCAGGTGGCTACCATGTCGGCATGTATATTGGAGAGAGTCCGACCCACTTTATAGTAATGGGCGGCAACCAGTCAAATATGTATTCAATAACCAGGATCGCAAAGGAAAGACTCTTTGCCGTCCGCAGGCCAAAATATAACGCGATGCCGGTATCGGTAAAAAAATATTTCCTCAGTAACGCCGGGACTCCGGTAACAACAAACGAGGCATGATCCGCCGCCACGATTGGGAGGCTTTAAAACCCGACTGGCGGGACCGGCTTATAAGGCGGTTAATTTCTATATGGGATAAATTTCTGTAGTATGACGCTCCCCGATCTACGGTCGGAGCTGGCGAAAAGAGAAGCGCGACTCCTTGCCGATATTACACTTTTCAACGACCTGCATCGCCGGGCAAAGCATCTTAAAAAAAAGATGGTGGAAGATCGTAAGGAGATTGACCGGCTGGAGGGGGAGATCCGGGCGAAGAAGTAATTACAGTTTCCGGTGTGGTTCTGCAAGGTCTGAAAAAACTTCGCAGGCGTAATTGTATCCGTCTAACCAGAGATCCTGTTTTTCTATTGAGTCCGGGAAAAGGAATATAGAAATGGGTTTAGGCCCTGATTTTACTACCGCTTTGTACCGTTCAAGAATCTTCATAACCTCGTCGATAATTTCCGTCTTCTCTGTTTCGACTCCGTAGATGGAATGAGCATCCGTACCAGCTTTCTTTTCCCGTTCGCTCAAGTCATTATACCTATCTACCAGGTCGCTTACACGGTTGTCTTTCTTTGCTTCCATTAATGTCTCTATACGCAGATCATCGCTCCATTTCGGCAGGTGGTTAGCTATACACTCCCAGGAAACATTTTCAGCCATTTTGTTGGCGAGGGGATTTTCTTTTTTCATGGAATAAATTTACATAAAAAAACCTCCCTGATAAAAGAGAGGTTTTTTGCTTCCCAGGAAAAAACAATATGCTAGAAAGAACCTGACCGTCCTTAGGAAAAAAGCCTCCCGTTAACCCGAGAGGCCCAATATCACTTCGCGACCTTGAAGCATTGGAGTCCGGCTGAGACCAGCCGTTCTAAAGATACCTTATATATAATACAAAACCAATCAAGTTACCCCAATAGCTACCCCAGCCTATTTTAAAAGACAGAAGCGTATGTAAATCAGTTACATACGCTTCTGCTAAGTAGCCCGGATTGGATCATCTTGAGCTTAATGGAATAGCGCTAATGTCCACCTTTAATTAGTTGCTTTCTCGTCGCTTTTATTGCCCGAAACCTACCACAGCAAAGCCTTTTAAACAAAAATAAATCAACGTAGAAGCGATTTTTATACAGAAATGTCGACTATATTTGTTACCCCAGCAGTTACCCCAAACGAAACACTTTAAATTACCCACTATGGCAAAAGTATCTTTCTTCCTTAAAAGGCCCGATGCGACTACAGAGACTTCTATATGGTTGCTATTCCAGTGCATTGACGGAAAGTTAAAATATTATACCGATATATCCATACGTCCAGTAGACTGGAATAAAAAGGATCAGGTTAGTAACAAACAGGGCGTAAATAGCCGGGTGAATAAAGTTATTAAGGCCGTCGACGCTTATGCCGATAAATGTGCTACCTCCGACCAAGAGGTTACAAAAGCTGGGCTTAAAGAGATGCTGGATCGTTTATTTGAAAAAAAAAACGAACCGACTGGGGAACAAAAGAGAGAAAACTTGTTTGATCGCTGGCGCACTATCGTACAAGGAATGACGGCAGGAATTGTATTAACCCCAAAAGAAGAAAGGTATTCTCCTGGTACAATCCGCGGTATCAAATTCCAGGTAACGGTGCTGGAAGAGTTTATGCCAAAAATGCGCCTTCAGGATGTGAACATGGACAGCTACAAAAAATTTATCCTCTGGTGCCAGGCCAAAAAGCTTTCGACCAACTATATCGGATCTATCATTAAGAACTGGAAGACCCTTTGCCACCATTGCGGCCTTTCTTTACCAAAGGAATTTAAGCGGCTTACTGAAGAGGCGACAACCATCGCGCTGTCGGAGATGGAAATAAAACTGCTCCGCATGCAAAAGGCGACCCCTCGGGAAGCAGTCGCGAGAGACTGGTTTATTCTGGATTGCTATACCGGTCTCCGCGTAAGCGATCTGCTGGTACTGGCGAGCAAACATTACGACGAAGAGCGTATTACTATTGTCAGCAAGAAGACTAAAACAAAAGCCGTTATCCCAGCTCATCCACTAGTAAAAGAGATTCTTGCACAGTACGCCGGGTTCCCGCCAAAGATCACCGACACTGAAATTAACCGGGAGATAAAGGTAGTCGCCAAAAACGCTGGCCTCACCAAACGGATTATACACAGTATTACTAAAGGCGGCAAGAAGGTCCATACAGACAAACAAAAGTGGGAGATGATTACCAACCATACCGCGCGCCGGAGCTTTATTACCAACCTGCTGAAAAACGGGGTAGCCGATGCCATCGTTATGAAGCTGACCGGGATCAAAGTGGCGGGCACCCTGGCCAAGTATAATAAGGTCACCCCGGAAGACGCTGCCGACTTCGCTCAAAATTTGCCATTCTTTCAACAATCAAAAGTATCGTGATGCCAGGACCGTTTATAATTAAAGAGGTATTTGCCTTTGTCGCTATTGACCCAAAAGACGGGGATGAAGGGGTAATCGGTGCCCTTCTTGGTGACACCTGGATGCCGCTAGTTGCCGCGGATGAGAAGCGAATCCGGGACTATATAAAGCTGGCGGATGAAATCACTTCCAAAAGCGGTGTACCATATAAGATACTGCGGTTTGCGACTCGGGAAGATGTTACGGAAGATCTGCGGGCCAAGTTCAGCCTGTTTGGTTAGCCGTGTTCAGCGACAAAGCTGCTGACTTTATTATATGTCTCCATTACCTGAACCGGGTTGGTGTCTGTTGTAATTCTTCTCATCAGCTCAATGGCCTCGCGGAGTAACTCTGCCTTTCTAAAAACATTACCCATAACAAAGCCAAGATGTCCAAGATCCTGGTGAAATTCCGGGTACGGTTCTTTACCCCTAGAAGCGTCTTGTAGCTTGGTCAGTTTTTGCACGATAAATGTCGCAGCGTCTACTTTCGTATTATTTTGTTCGTTTGCCATTCGGTGTATTATTTGCAAGTATATTAAAGAGTTTTTCTGCACTCGCTGAACCTTGTTTGTGTCCAAGCAAATACGGCCCAAAACAGGTTCGGAATTTTATGCGGTACTGGATTACGTCCATGCCGCCTTTGCCCTCACTGAGTAAGCCATCATCCTTTACGACGGATATAACCTCGTCTTGCAGCTCTACTAAATATTGATCGATCAACGGCTCCTGATCTTTGCCGAAGATCATTATAAAAAACACAGGTTTGGGGTCTTCCATACTACTTATTTAAAATATCAAGACAATACTTGTGAATGCGGGGTACTTCCTCTTTATCAGATGAATAATAAATATTCTTACCGGCTCTACGGGTGCTTACGAGTTTTACCTTTCTCATCCTGGCAAGATACTGAGAGACTACGGATTGATCCAGGCGCATACTTATTGTTAACTCTGTAACAGTCATCGGCTTTGCGGATATCATCTGTAGGACCTTTTGGCATCGCTCATTCGTTAATACTCGTAGCAGGTGGAGGGTGTTTATAAAATCAATCTTGGTAGGTTGCGTCATAGTGTTCGTTTTCAAATATAAAAATACGGTTATACTCTTGGTGGATAGCCCTCGTAATAAGCCACGAGGGATGATACTGCTGGTGTGGTACATCTAAAAGCGGCTTTGCCTTGTGTGTAACCAGGTTACCGATATTGATATATCGCCTAATCTTGGTCATCATTAACTCTTCATTAGGACCGTACATATTCCCGTTGTTCATTCCCGGTAACCATCTATGCGTAATAAAAGCGCCGATTACGGTTTGCGGCTTATACTTCTCCACGGCTTCCAGGGCCTCCAGCTTCTCGACATCAGGTAGGTAGGTAATCGGTTCCTGGCCGATCATTTTATACTGCACTTGGATTTCTGGCAGTGCCTGCATGTAGCTATCCGTAATCGGTATGCCCAAAGCCCGGCCTATAGCACCGTGCCCGGCACCGATCTCTATAGCCGTTCCGATAATATTATCCCTAAGCCAGTCGATCAGCTCCGTTGTAGGAATGACATAAACCGCTTTTATCAGCATTAAATACATGATTTCATTACGGGTGAACTGATCGTAAAAAGCGGCATCCCGGACCTGTAAAACATTGTCAGTATAGATCCCGGCAATAATGTTGCTGAGATCACATTTTTGTATTTCAACTGTCGTTTGTGACATTCTTTTCTTTTATGGTCTTAATAATATTGTTTCTCATCACGTTGAACATCGGCATACAACAGCCAGTGCCGAACCCTGGGTATATATCATAGTCAGGAACATTAGCCTTTATCCAGTCGTAGCGACCACAATCCCGCTGACCAATATCGTTTGCGGGTAACAGGTGCTTACAGGCGGACCTGTCTTCATTCCATTCACCAAACCCACAGGGTGCTACTGTGCAGCAAAATCCGCTCTTCATGCAGGGCTTTACCGGGTGGTCGTTCAGGTAGGCGACAGGCTCGGTTGATATGTTTGTATAGTGGCTCAATTATTTATTTTTAACCGCTCTTGTTCATTATCTAGCTTATTAATTTCCTTTATATGCCACTGAACTTTTTCTAGCTTCTTTTTAAACCCTGGAGCCCTCTTTTCCAGTCTTTCATAATCCTCTGGTGTCGCCAGCTGTAATTTCAGGTTGCCGTCAAAGATTGAAAGATCCGCACAAAAACAGCAAACAAAAAGCTCCCCTGTTCTTGGCTTCCCAGGGTTTCCCATAGGCACTCCTTTTACAAGTGAGCTTACTTTACCACAGATAGGGCACGTTGCTTTCTCTTTCCCCATTAATTCAGTTTTTATTTGCCGGGTTATTTAAAAAATCTTTTTTCTTCGTTCTTATCCCTCTGGCTACTGACATACCCTTTAAAAGATACTGGGTAAAATTTATCGCTTTTGAAACTCCAGGCTCTTCCTCTTCCCACATTTTCATCATCTGCGGAGTAACAGCCATTACCGATAAGTCATCATCGTAAAACAGCACGGCGGCACATTCATAACAAAGCACTACCATTTGAGGGAGTGCTTCTGTCGGATCGTCTTTTGACCCGAAAACCGTTACCGGCTTCATATTCTTTTTGCAAACAGGACAGCATATAATTTTTGCTTCACTCATTAACTTCCTTTATTTTCATATCCATCGATGCTGTCATAGGGAAAGCAGATCCATCCCACCGAATTATATAAATAGCTTTCGCGTCCTTAAACTTTTCGGGGACCTTTCCTATCATGTGATCCGTATCTGAAATACGTTTACCGCCTAGCACTGTGCCTCTCGTGCCCAACGGAGTAACATCGCCTCCAGGATCTTCGTCTATTTTCTCTACCCTGGAGCCGCGCTGTATTAAAGTTGGATCGTTATTCTCCAGCATTGTGTTAAGCTCTTCTTCGCTGACTGCTATTATCATTCCTTTCATAATAAATTATTTATCATCTTCCTTATACTCGTTTGGCCAGTTATCTAAATCAAGTATCGGTTTCTCGAAAGCAAGCAATACTTTCTCCGCTGTCCATTTTAACTCATCAATGGTCTCCCAGTTGCTCAGTATATTTTTACCGTCCGCGTAGCTATCAGCATTAGTGCTTTTATCGTCGGCATAATAAACCTCCGCAATAGAAAACAGCCTGCTTGGTGGCTTTCCTTTCAGTGGCGAAGGTTCAAGTTTTGTAACTATGCGATAATTCCAGCTCATAATAAATATTTATCAAGTTCTTTTCGTGCATCATCAAACCCGCAAACAAATAATGCTTTATATCCCAGGTCGCTCAGGCGCTTTAGTATTGCCGCCTGTTCAGCGACATGCTTATTTTCTCTCAGCGATCCATCCTTACGATATACCGAATCCCGATCTCTTTTGATCTCCAGGAATAACCCATGATGCCCATGTCGCGCCTCGGCGACAAACATATCGGGATATCCAGATCCGGATTGTAAGCCGCTGTGTATCCCGGCAAGCGTCCCTAAGTTTATCCCCGCTGCAAAATCAATTCTAAAAATAACTCTCGGGTACTGGAGCTTTACATAGGTCGCGATACTTTTCCTGACATCGTTTTCTTTAGGGGGTGGTACAGTGTAACGTTTCATCGGGTTATACAGTGTATAAACCGGGTCGAGTACCTGCAAAGTTAAAAGGTCTTCACTACATTGTCCGGGCCGTCTTCGACAAAGCCCCGCTTATCTATAAGGTGGTGGCGGAACCGTTTATTTGTCGTCTCCAGCACCCGTAATTTTTTATTATCCCGCTTACATGAAAATTCAAACCATTCAAAAACATCGTCCAGATGACCATTACCAGACATCTCGTTTGTGATACCCAGTATCTCGTAAGCGTCGTGAGTCGCTGTCCAAACCCCGGTAACCGTGCCGACCCGGAAGCGCAAAAATCCATCGCTAATCGGGTTCGCTTTCCCCAGCGGCAACCACTTCGCTATCTCAAAAGCCAGATCGTGCGTTGTGACAATATCGCTCAACCGGTTGTCTTTAATATACAGAAAGGCGTTAACCTATTATTTACTTCCGCTGGCGTGGTATGGCTCTTCTCCAGCTGATAGATCAGCGCCTCTGCTCTGGCGACTACTTCATTATAATCGTGTAGCTCCTTATCGTCACCATTAGTAAACATTCGCCACTCGCGCTCCTTCTTGTATGGAGGGGAGGTAGTGACCTTCTCCCAGTCAAGGGCTTTACCAATCTCGGCGAGAGTAAAAGCGGAGAGGCATTCAGCAGCCAGATCCTTCCCCTGTATCGGCAACTCGTTTTTATAAAAGACTTGCCACAGTTTTGAGTTACCCGGTCCCTGTAACGGCCTGTGGTAAAACAGGCTTTCCTGTACGACTCCTAAGCACTTCAAGCGTAGTGCTTGTTCCAAAGTACATACTTGATCTTGAATGTCCATATAATAGATTTTTAGTTTGCTACTTCCGCCTTCTTGGTGTATACGCCCATGACCTCCTTTAGGTGTTTGGGGTTTATTAAATTTCCTTTCTTGTCTACCCACTCAGCAAGGCCGAACTTCCCGTTATAAACCACCAGGTACTGTTTCCAGTTACCCGATGTGTTTTTACCAAAGCGGTCAGCATGGGTGTGCATATTGATCTCTACCGCGGTTTTTAATGCCCATAAACGAGCCTCGGTCTTTCCGCTTTCTTCTACCCAAACTTTATCAGCAAGCCGTCTGCGAAACATTTCCTCAAAGGTTAAAAACTTATCAGCTACCTCCAGGGTCTCTGTAAACGATGCCAGCCAATCAACTCTTTTCCCAGCTGCCTTACGTTGTTTTTTATCTTTCTTCTCATCCGAAATGGTAGTACCCGTAACAACTTTCTTTTTCTTAATGCCCAGGAAATCCCTAAACCCGTTTATAACTTTTTCCTGGTCCTCACTATCCTTGTCAATAGCTTTAACTTTTGTATCAACTTCATCAAAGTCGGCCTTTGCTAAGTCTAAAAAGCCTTTCTTCTCATCCCAAACAGGCTGGATAGCGGCCTTTAAAACAACGTTATTAGCGATAGCCTTTTCAGCGTTCGTTATCAGCATAAGCATTGTGTCCACCGGTAGATTTAATTCTCTCGCATCTTTTTTCATCGGCGTGTTACCATTCATAATAATCGGAGACCCATGTTCACCGTGCATTTTAGAATGACTCGCTTTAGAAAAATTACCGCTCCTAGTGTATTTACGCTTTCCGGTCGTTCCCATGATAGTGTTTTTTTGTTAGGTTAAATAAAAAGTCCCAAGCTTACTAAGCTCGGAACATATTGTGATCTTCAAGAAATTTTCGCTCCATTGGTAGATAAGTATTATCTATCGCTCGGACCATTTGTTTACAAACATGGACCATCCCTAATTTTTTTTCACGGTTCTCATCTGAGACTGTGTGTCTTGACGAATGGAAGATAATCTCTTTTTGGATAAATTCCTTAAACTGCTGCATGGGGGATCTTACCCTAAAAATTCGCGCTCCTGGACCGGTCGAACGGTTGGCCCAGTCTATTTCCTCCTGGGTTACCGAGTCAAAATCCGGATCGGGGAGTCCCAACTTGGTCAGAAGGTCTATAACTACCTCTTCTTTATATACTATCATGTCCGGGGAGCGGTTTAAAAGCCCGACATGGGTATGCCGGATCAAAAGCATGGCTGCAACTTGTTTACCTGAAATCATTCGCTTTGCTATTAAAATGGTTCAAAAGCATTCTGACCGTGGTTTACTCTGTGGCTAAAAAGGCGGTTTGGGGGATATTCGGAAATAATTAGGAGCAAAATAGCGATTTTTTTGGTTTTTAAGAATTATTGCTCTACTATTATTTGATACACTACGCTGCTGGGGTGTACTTGCGGGTGAACGGATCAAAGTGGAACGTGCAGAAACCAAGCTTACCTAGCCAGCTATGCTTTACTTTTTGTATATATACGTCCACCAGATTAGTTTCAAAATCACGATAAACACTAATACCGTTATGCGTCTTGTTAAAAAAATGCGCTGACCCGGAGCAGTCATATAAGGTTGCTATCTTATACTTACCAGTTTTATCATCTTTTTTTATTTTCGTCGGGTGTGCCATTAGGAACCCGTGCAGGTTATTCCTTTTTAGACAGGAAATAATCTTCGTCAGGCTTTCGCTGACGTACTCTGTTTCGGATTGGCCGTCTTTCTTTTTATGCTCCAGGTAGTTCCAGGGGTTTATAAGTACCCCGTTTATTCCAAAGCGTCGTACCATCTGCTCAATCTTTTCTATCAGCCCGTCGACCGTTACATCTACCTCGTCGGTCTTTACAAAGTGAAAATATTTATCGACCAGGGCAATACTGCGGTCGAAGTCGGTTAGGTTTATCCGGTGACTCTCATCCTTCCGAAAATCAAAACTCTTATCCGTCATTTTTTCCATCAACTTGGTAACAGTAAATTCATTGGGCTCCTCAAACTGAATAACTCCCCAGCTCCAGCTGGCCAACATTGCCAGGCGCGCCATAAGCCAGTTAGCAAACTCATCCTTGCCACTTCCAGGAATGCCGGTAATAATGGTGAGCTGGCCAGGCAGGAAAGATAAGTGATCGTCAAATCCTCTTCCGGGGCTCGTACTTGTTATACCCGCTTTTGATCCTTTCGGATATCCGTTGATATAAAAGTCGCCGATAGTTTCAAACATCTCGTCCATCGATGCGATCCCCTCAATCGGCCAGGGTGTAGCGTTGGTTCTCATCGCAGCTACGGACTCTTTGCCATACTTCATCAGGACCTCGTTGGTGTCCTTACATCCTTCAGGGTATATCACCTGCCAGCAGCGTTCTTTGCCCAAACGACGGGCAAGCTCTTCCCGGAGAGCCAGGCCAGCTTCGTCGTTATCGGTGGCTAGGATAATTTTTTTAATTCCCTCAAAAGCTTTCCAGCAATTATCCAGGTACTCCAGTCTTTGATTACCCTTGCTAGCTCCGTTGGGAACGGATACGGAATTAAAAATACCAGCCTCGTGCCATGACAGGCAATCCATCTCACCTTCCACGAAAATAGCTTCTGCCTCTCCAGCGATATCGTTTATGTTATAAACGATCAGCTCAGAGTCTTTTGACATCTTAAAAGTCTTCTGTGGTCCCCGGAACTTTATATTTACTAGCTCCTGCCCGCGGTAGTAGTTGAAACAAATAACCTGACACTCCGTATCGATGGGCGGCGGCATCCATTCACGGGCTTCTGTGATCTTAAACCTGAGTAGGGTGTTATTAGAGATCCCGCGGCCCTCAAAAAAGTCGATTGTTTTTTTACTGACCTTCTCCAGCCTGGGGAGCGGTTTTATATACTCCCTTTTTTTAGGGTACTCGTAAGCAGTGCCGTGGAACCCACAGTTATGGCAGTTAAAAACGCCTTTGTCTTTATCGACGGATAGGCAGGGATCTCTTTTATCCTTCCTGGTAGAGCTACATTTTGGGCACTGCATTTTGCCACCACGGACCCTGGAGATATCGATCCCGTGTTTCTCCCAGTTAAAAACGCCGTTACTCATAACACCATCTTCTTTTTTATCGGTACAGTTTCCGGCGCTTCTTTTGAGCGCCAGTTACCAAAATGCTTTTTATACTCTGCCGGATTTTTATGAAAAAGCGCCTGCTTCTCCAGGTGCGAATTAAAGCGCTGTAGGTCGGCTTCTGTCGCCTGGTTGGCTTTCATCCACCTTTCGTCCTTCATCGCCACAGTGAGGCAGTGTTCGATTGTGAAGATGGTTGTAGCGCCATCTTGCTGATCGAGTACTCTGGCGACCCTGGCCATCTCGATAGAGTCATCATTTTCACCGGCGCTCTCTCTCTTATAATTTAATTTACTTTCCTTTACTTTACTTTGCGGTATTTCTGTAACAGTAACTTCCGTACTCGCGGAGTTTCTGTTACAGAAACGACCGTTAACACGGGGAAGACTCTTACTGATCGCCTTACTTGCCTGGCGCTTTTCATACACCGGCTGTAGTCTTTCGTCAAGCCCTGGAGAATTTATTGTACCGTTGTCACGGTATAATAGCAGCAGGCTGACACAGTAATCGACCACCTCCCGTATTTCTGTAGCAGAAATACCGAAGTCGCCGCTTAATAGCTCGTACTCAATATCGCTATTATGGAAATGGTTGCCTTCGCTGCCGGTAAGATGCTCCAGCAGCATGCAGTAAATTGCATACCCCGAAATCCCAAACTTTACCCGGAGGGATTTAATTTTCCGGTGGTTTCTCATCCCGCTGTCATGGGAAAAATATTCGCAGTAATTTTTAGCTGGCCTTGCCATTGGATGTTTTTTTCTTTTGGAACACGGTCTCCAGTATAAAAAGCTGTTGGATTATGGACAAGTTTTCGTGGGTGAGCATTTCTCTCACCTGTTCCTTACCGTACCCAGCTTCGTGATACTTTTTGTACTTCGCTATTAGCGCTTTCATTGTAGGGTAATTGAACGGATTTAAAACCCAGCTGGTAGAAACCAGCCGGGGAGAGGATGAAAATTGAGAATACAAAATTTATGCGCCGACTTTGGTAATAACAATCTCGTACACTTCGCCTAACTTAAACTGGTCCGCGGCATCCTGGTTTATGGTAGTTAGCGGGAAGTGCGATCCGCTACTCAGCTGCGCGTAAACATAGTTCGGGTCATTCTTATCATTACAATACGGGACGGATAACAGGATCTCCGTTTGGATGTTTGGCGTTACACCGTCTTCTTTTAAAGAGTAGTGTTTTTGGAAACTCTTTTTTTCGACTTTCATTCTTACGATAACAGACATGGTTTTTTATTTTAAGGGGTTAATAAACTAGGTATAGATCACTACCAGGTCTTTGCAGGACTCCAGTTCTTCGGCAAATATTTCATCGCGCCTAAGCTCCATCCTTTCAACCAGCTCCACGCTTTCAAACCAGAACCTTACCGAAGTATCTGTAGCGTCCATACAGATCTCCACGCGGAACCGCTCTTTATCTTCACCCTTAAAAACCGGCAGGTTCAGGATAAAGTCTTCCGGGATATCGCTGGTAATATTCTTTTTAAAAGAGAGATCTTTATTGCCACGGGTGTCGGTATCTTTCTTTAGCTCAGAGGTGGTAGAAAGATTGAGCTTCTGGTAAGCGATCATTATTTTTTCGTGGTTCTCGGCAGAATCAAAAAACCGCTTACTAAAACGGAACAAGCGGATAAGCTCTTCCCTGGTGAACTGTTTAGTTGTGTTGATATAAAACTGTGACAACTCCGGTGCAACTTCAAGCTTACCCGATATCTCTGCTCCATTAACATCTTCAGGGTTGAGCGCAAGCAGTATAGTCATTTTTTGTTCATTGACGCTAACTATAGCCGTCTCCGGATTTACAAGTTGTTGGCCGCCGCCTTTTCTTTTACCTGTGCGTTTTTCCAGGAAAGACTTTATTGTGTGAATATCTCCTTCCATAGAAATTTGTACTGGCTGGTTTAACTCCAGGGCGCTGCCTTCCCGGATAGTAATTACCGGCGCTGTTCCCTGGTCACCGGCAATATAAACGTTGATTTTTTCCATGATATATAATTGTTAGGTTAGTAATTTATTCATCTCCTTCTCCAGCGATCCGCATCCTGGTAACTCCGGGAGCGGAAAACAGCTTACCCTGTTTTTCTTCCGGACGTAAGCGGCGGCTCTTTAACAATTCTCCTTCGCCGTCATAGGTTTCCATCATTCCATTTTCCAGGTCAGCCATGTGGTAAAGGGTTCCTTTCACGGTTTGCTTGCCGGTATGGACCTCGGTCAGGTAGATGTTGTTTTCTTCCTTCAAGGGATCTGCTTTCAGTTTGTGCGTTTTTTTAATAAGCGACATTTCTTCCTCCAGCTTGCGTAGCTGTATAAGGTTATCAATCATCAGTGCATTTTTTTCAGCGACCTCAACTGGAGTAAGTTCTTTGTAATAAGTCGTCTCTTCATGGCCGTCGCAATTTTCCCGGAGCAGGCGGAGGCGGTCCTGCGGTGTTTCATCTGGCATAAATTTTTTCATAATGTTATTTTGTTTAGTTAGAAATTTCGTTTACTACGATAGGATCACTGGCCTCATCACCCCAGGCTGTCACGATCAGATATCCTTTGATGCCATTCCTATCCACCGGCTGAAGTACTACCGGGTCCCAAACAAGTCGGGCACCCTGGCGCAATTCGTAACCTCTCGTATGGAAGTCTTGCGAAGGGGCACAGATCATATATGGCCGTGCTTCCAGTTCTACTTTTTCCTGCGCTTTTATTTTTTCTTTCTCATCTGCTGGATATCGCATATATAGCCGGCTTGCTGCTTCAATTTGCCTACGGTGTTCCGCCAGCTGCCTAATACTTTCGCCGGTTCTCCTGGGGTTCCAGTGAATGTATTGAAGAGGTATAGTAGGTATAGCAGGCTGTGCATTGCTGCTCATGTCAAAATATTGGAGACGGTCGAATGCGTCCATATAACCAGTAGGATACTTGCGCTTCTCCACCTTCTCTTCATCACGCAGCTTAAATGCTTCGATATCATTCAGATTTTTTTCAGGCATATCGCCGATATAGTTCCCGGCATCGCCTAACAGTAGGCCGTACTTGTTGCAGAGCTTTATTACTTCATCATCGGTTATAAATTTGTTCTGCGGATAATACACCCGGTAATAGTCGATAGCTTCTATCATCGCTTCCGACATACCGGCTTTAGTCTGGTGGTCGCGAATGTCTTGTACTGGTTTTGCCCGGTTAAAGCCAATAGCTTCCAGCCTGACTGCTTTTTTTCTTTGCTCGCTTACACTGCGCTGTTTTAATCCGATAGCATCAATGTACAGCCGCTCTTCTGCTCCGTAGAAGTCGGCATGAATTTGCTTCGCGGTGATCGTTTGTTCCATGTGTTTTTGTTTAAAATGTGAAAAATTTATGCTGTCTGTTTTGTAAGGCTTTCTCTGACCAGCTTCCAGGTATGGTTCGGCTTGCCGTATATTTCAAGCTTCATCGCGCCGCTCTTCTCCAGGACTCCACGCTGTGCCAGGTTGGTCATAGATCTACGTATCGATGTGATAGGCACGGAAGGGTATGCCCTTTCATATTCATTTTGCACCTCAAACGGTGTCATCGCCTTGTCCAGAGTGGACATGATACTGATAACCCTGGCTTCCTGCTTACTGCATTGCAAACTAGCGGCAGCGAGATCTTTTCCGCTGAGGTGGATGGTGTTGAAAAAAAGCTGCGTCTGTTTCATATAAAAAGTTTTTTAATAATTGTCATCGCACCATATCGGTGTCTTGTCTCCCGCAAAGCTGCCGCTGACGTTGTAAGAAAAATGTTCGGCAGCGTCTTCCTTACTCATCCCGTCCTTAACCAGGATATCCAAACATTTCTTTACAGAATACACAAGGCGCATAGACCTATAGTCGAGACCAATAACGGCCCGGTCAAAACCATCGGCTTTCAAAAAATCATCATCTTCGTGTGCGTCCAGTATTTTATCAAGCAGCATGTTGCGGAATATGTTTTATCAGGCAATCAGGTAAATAAACTCGCTCACGCTCAGCGATGTTTTTTTCTATTTCCAAAAACCGTTTTACTGCCAGTGGCCACACCTTCATTTTTTGCGCTGACTGCCAGCTGGCATCGTAACTCGCATGCGTTCCTCCCCACATTTTCAGGATCAAGTAATTCTTGGGATGTGTCTGCACAGATGGAAAGAGCTTTTTAGGTAGAATATGGGCGATAGATCCATGCCATCCCTTCTCGTCTTCTTTGTCAATCACTTCCTTCGTCTCCCAGCATATCGGCTCTTCCTTTAACATGATCTCGCTGTACCACTTCTGTAATTTTGTAGGATCATCTCCGCGCTGTTCCTTCTCCATCTTTTCTGTGGCAAGTTTTTTCTCCGACTTCGGGGCAATACCTTTCGGCTTGGCTTTAGCTACAGTAGATCCGTAGTCCTTATGGCCTATGCAGAAACCGTTTGCCTGGGGATGGCGGGTACAGCATGGGAAAGCGCAGATCTCACTCATCTCTGTAATAGTGTTTTTAAAATACTTTCAATCTCCCGTACATCGGATCGTACTTTCCCTTCGCTTGTTACCTGGTCCTTTATCTGCTTATAATACTGGGAAACCATTTCATGTTTTTTCTTCCAGCCAAAAGTTTTTGCAATATGCGGGCAACCGATATCGGGAAGAAAAATCCGGATGAAATAAACTGACAGCTTTCGCGAGTAAGGGAATGGCCGCTCCCGGCTTGGTGAAAGGATCTCCTGCGGCGAGGCGTGGGTCCTTTCGCCTACTGTTGTTATAATCGTTAGCACTTCTTTACTCATGGTCGGCGGCGGAGTCGTGTAAGGCATTTCAAAAGTGGTGTTGGGTTTACGGTTTAAAAAGGTAGATCATCGGGCGCGCTGTCAGTAGGTGCCTGGTCCTGTGGAAAGGCAGCTATTGGCGTGTGTACTTCCAGGGCGGCAGCATCGAGCTGAGGCCGGATTTCATTGAGCAGCATATTGATAAAAAATAATTGTTGCTTTGAGTCGTCCCAAACAGTTTCACCTTTGAAGGTTATCTGTTCCATCGGTGGGAGATCGCGTAGTTCTGAGTTTTTGTAGTACCATTTTAGGTTATTACCGTTCTGATCGATAAACATGCTGGTACTTTTCTTATCGTTGTCTTCGCTATAAGCAGGCTGGAGGCGAAGGGGTTTTGTAAGGTCTGCGTTTTTAATAATCTTGCAGAAAGCCCGACCGTATCCGCTGTTCAGTTTCATTTGAAGTTGGAAAGTTTCCGTCCCGTCGCTGAGTACTAGGCAAAGCTTTTTATACTTTATGTTTTTATACTCATCATCGCGGACCTCTATATCTCTCAGCCAGCCCTCGACGTAACCAAAAAGATTTACTACTCCGTCCTGTTTTACGGCGACTTTCCCTTTCGTAATGTTTGCGTAGGTAAATCTGCCGTTGTTGTTTCCAAGTCCCATGTGTTGTTAGTTTTTTATTCGTAATAAAATTGTCTTTCCGTTGTTCGCCAGGTCACCATCGTCGCGGCCTTTTCTTTCCCGTATAGTTTGCACATTCTAAAATATTCCTCCAGGCTTTGATCTTCCAGCGTTATCCTTCGCTCGTCATACTCATCCACAGTCTCCGTATAAATCTTCTTTTTCCTAATCCTGGGCGGCAGCGCTATCGGCGCTCCGGTCGGCAGAATCTCTCCAGTGGCCGGGTCTACAATCTCACTGGTTCCGATATCCATCATATATGCAGGCCCTTCTCTTCCTTCCTCCAGATCCATTCCGGTACAACACAGCGGGCAATATTCATAGCTCTCGTCTTCATGCTCCAGATCCTGACTCCACAGCGCTACCCAGTTTATTCCACACTTGTTACAGTATGTTGTCATTTCAAAAGTTGCGAAGCCGTATAGTAAGTAGCCGATACTTCCGGCAGTTCTTCCTGCATCAAAAAATTACCCTTAAAGAGGTTTTTGTCGGGTGAACGCCTAAACGACTGGAGCTGTCCTACCTGGTCCAGTGAATGTTTAGCCTCCTGCGCCTTTTGTTCACCCGGTATTAAAAAGGGCGCGCCGCTACCTCAATTTGATCGAGCTGGTTTTTATATTCCAGCGGGATCTCCATCGCCGCCGCCATCATTGCGCCTTGCTGATCCGCCGCCAGGATAGTTTTAATTTCTACGATCACTTTTGGTTTTGCACCGTCATCTTTTTTTTGCTTATCCGTCGGATGCCAAAGGATAGCATACTGAAATAGTTTCTGGTTTGCCATGTGTTTTTATTTGTTAGGTTTTATGATGTGGAATACAGCGACTGTACTGCCTCCGATATACAACTGTTTACTACTTGTTCGAATCACTTTTATCCTGGGCTTATGGTGGTCCCGGTCGTCTACGCAATCCATAACAATGGCATTCGTTTCGTCAACCAGTTTACCTATCTGCCGCTCATCGACCAGGTACGGTCCAAGATCTCTTAATCCCTTTCGTCCTTTCATTTGTTCCGGGGGCGGGAATCGAACCCGCGACCTACAGGTTATGAGCCTGCCGAGCTACCGCTGCTCTACCCCAGGATTTACCGCTACAGCAGTTACTCGACCCGGTGGGGTCTACTGTAGCGGGCGTGACCGTCATTTAATTCGCCCGTCACCGATGAATAAGTTTTGGCGGTGCGTATATCGAGTCGACTGAAGCCGCTCCGTCGCTTTCAACCCACCTCGTGAGAGGTGCGAACTCTTATTTATGCCGCCATAACTATTTTAAAAACTTACTCCATTACGGATTTTAACCGTCTTATGGGTTAAGCGGATTTTTCGCGCCGTGAGTTTTACCTATTATTTCTGCCTGAACATTTTTAAAGAACTTGTTTGTATTACCGGGATCATTGGGAAGTCACGATCAGCGATCCCACCTTCCCAGGGAGGCATAAACTTTACGCCCTCCAGCAACCCTTTTGCTTCTGCTTCCTTCACCATCTTTGACACGAGCCGGTAACAACCAGCATTATTCTGTATCAGGTGCTGCATCTTACCGTACAGCTCGTAGCGCTCAACTATGGTGAGCTGTTCGTATTGGTGGCAGATCATGCAGTCTTTTTTTCCAGGTGAATAGTAAGCAGGCTATTTGCGTCGTACCAGATCCCTGTTTTGTCCTTCTTACGGAGGATTTCTCCCCGCATGTAGGCCCGGCGAAGCTGATCTTTGTTCCAGCCCGTTAGTCTCAGGATTGTTGAGGCTTTCACCCATTGCTCATCCTTTTTACGTAGCATCTCTTTTACGATACTAAGCTCCCTGATAAGCAGTTTCCCGGTCTTCTCTGTCATCATTTCCATCTTGTTGTTTTTTCAGGTTAATTATTCTAACTTTCCGCTATTAATCGCTCTTTATCGCTATCGTGTGGAGAGTTAACTAAATAGACGGCAATTTTTTCTACATTAAATAGTTTTCATACCCCTTTGTAGGAAAAAGTTTGCACATAGCGACATATTGGCATTAATAAGACAAACGTTAAGTATATACGCTTACTAATAAAAATTAAAACCAAAAAAGCAAAATGAAAATTCTAAAGATCATCGCCAAAGTGTTGCTGGCAGCGGCTCTCCCAACACTTCTTGCCTGGTACTTATTGTCAGGTGAAGCAAAACGATACGAAGAGTACTTGAATAAAAACACGCCGGGAAAGGAAGATATTTCCATAGAGCGTAGCGGTAACGCAATTAAATAATCAACACGCTACACATGATAAAAACAAGTAGAAGAAGTAATACGATCCTTACAAAGATCCCTCATACCAAGCACCCTGGGATTAATAAGCGGTTTAAGCAAGCCCGAAAAGATGCCGAAGTCAACCAAGAGACATTTGCCAAAGCGCTGCGAACAAGTCTTAGCGTCGTAAAACAAATTGAAGCCGGGAACACTCTGCCAAATCTGGATATCATAAAGACCTGGAAACGGAAGTACCAGGTTTCCTATGACTGGATACTGGACGGCAGTAAATAAGTATTTATTTTTTAATCAAACCAATAATAACATGGCAACTAAGAAAAAAGCGGGCGGCTGGCTTAACCGCTACACAGAAGGAGAGGACACAGCAATACTAACGCTCGACGGCACTTCCGGACATCAGCGAACTGAACTGGCAAAAGCTTTAGCCGCACGGTTCGGGAACAGGACCCCGGAAGGAATCTTGCAACGTTTTGCCAAGCTTATCCGTAAGAAGAAAACTGTACGGAAAAAGAAAACCGCACAGCAGAAGCAAATAAGACAGAAGGCTAGGACTGGTCAAGCGAAGAAGACCAGCTCATTTGTACCGCGTGAAGATGGCCCAGATGTAATTTTCCCTTTCGACAAGTGGGACGTTGCGATAAGTGAAAAGGGAATATACCTTTTTAAAAAGTAGATGCGATGTGAAGAGTGGGTAAGCCCTTCCAGCTGGAGGGGCTTTTTTTATAGCTGGTAGCGCTTAAAGCGACCGGGAGAATCGGCTATACTTTCCTTTGCGTAGAAATCAGCCATCTCGTTCAGTACCCTGGCAATGTCTTTTAGTATCCCTGGGTTTATCTCCAACTTGTCAGTAGTCAGTAGGCCGCCGAAAAAAATGGCGATCTTGTATCCAGTGACGGTAACAATACCCAAACCGCTGTAGTTGTTGAAGAACTCTATAAACTCATTACCGTCCTGTATCTGGTGTATCCTTCCAACCATAAACGGTTTTACCAGTTGCAGAATTACTGGCATGGGAAGCTCTGACTTGTTTGTAGCAAGAACGAATTTTGGGAATCGACTCATCGGTTAATTTTTTTAACCACCTGTGCAGTAGCCAGGGTAGGCTTTCCGGATCTGCCGTGGTTGATTATCCTTTTCTCAATAAACTCGATCATTATTTCTCCCTCCGGCGCTATTACGCCCAGGTTCTTTATTCGGATGTAGCCAGCGCTATCTTTTTTAAAGAAGCTACCCAGCTCATCTATTTGCTTGTTCGTAAACAGGGTGACGGACTCGCTCATGGTATGTGTTTTAATAGGATGTCGCCATGACAAGATAATGGTTTACACCAACAGCCCAGCACCTTGCCCTTTAATTCCGGAAGCGCTGCCATTAACTCAGGGCTGTTCAGTAAATACTCTTCGTACGCCGCTATCGCTTCCTCACGGGAAGCTACCAAAAACTTTGCCTGTGTCCCCGGTTTGTGGGAGTAAGGATTTCCCCACTTACCCGGCCTGCCGATATAAACATCATACGGCGATTTCTTACAGTGGACTACCTTACCCACCACAGTCCGTTTTAAAAACATGGCCAGCGCCTCCAGTTTCAAAGGTATAGGCACACCTGCTTTTTTTACCCGATTAATCATTACCTGAGCGGCAGCTTCAGGATCGCCGGGAGCTTTACCCCAACACTCCATACATATATCAGCTTCGACAAAATCGCCGAAGCTGGCCAGGTAGCACATGAGATTTATCGCGCCCGGATTGATATTGCATATCTCACACGGCGGGTAAATCCTTTTGTTACTTGCTTCCATTTTTACGGGTTATTTTAACGTTCAGTTGATATCCAAGATCATCGCAGATGTTATTCAGCTGCTCTAAGCTACAGGAAAAAGTCCCCTTCTCAATACCATGAAGATATTGACGGGTAGCTCTTCGTTTCGCAGCAAGTTGTTCCAGCGTCATTCCCCGGAACTCTCTGGCCCGCTGGATCTGCGCTCCGATATCCTGGGCCAGGGTTTTCCCCTCGCTGTTGGAAGACTTGCTGATTTTTTTAATGATCTCGTTTTTATAGGTGCCAATCTCCTTGCCTTCTTTATCGTACACGGTATAAGTATCCCTGTCCTTCACCTTCGCAGTATAGCCGACTGCTATAGGCTTTGCCTTATCAAACATGCTCGGGATGTACTCTTTAACTATTATTAAATTTTGTGCTGACATGCTGTTACGGTTTTACAATTTTAGATAATACTTTTTTAACTTCCAGACCAATTTGCCGACGATCCTCACCATTCATAGGTAGCATGACCGCTACTAAGATATGGTGCAGGGTCTCGTACATCTCTGGTGCCGCCTCTTCCAGGGAAAGTTTATGCCCCAGCTGGCCCATCGCTGATTGCCATATTTCCGGGTACAGGATCTGTATCTGATCCTGTAAGTGCAGCTCTTCGCTGGTCACTTTATGGTAATGCTCGATCACGAATTTTTTAATATACGCCCGCTGCGGATCGCTCAGTATTGCCTCGTGCGGGAAATGCTTCATTATCTGTTTTACTGTTTCCATTTTATAAATGCCCGGTTTACCTGCGGGCACAGGTTTATACAAAAATGATATCATTAGCTTACCAATGCGATCCGTACTTGCAGGATCACAGGATGTTTAGAAAAATGGACAATCATTTCGCTGTCGGTTCTGCGATCCTGATAGCCCTGATCTCCCCAGGGCTTACTATAGCAGTTAAACCCGTTGGCTATTGCCACGTCAAGGGCCTGTAGGTCTGGTTCCTTCCCAGGCTCCTGAGTGACAATGATCTCCTTAACTGTTTTCATGCCTTTCTATTTATATTCTCCAAACAAACGAGTATCTGTGCCTTGTACGGGCTGTACTGCTGCAACACGGAAGTAAAGTCTTCTCCAGCTGCATGGCGGACGATCAGGCTTTCCCCAGCTGCATGTGCCCGCTTCATCTGCATCAGTTTCTTTTTAGCTAACTTATTTTGCTTAACAAGTCCAGCCCTTGCCTTTTCCCGGCCGCACAGATAATCGTAAACCAACCGGGCGAAAGTTTTTCTTTCCAGCTCTCTTAAAGCGTTGTTTCTTATCATAAACTTATATGCACGTTATTGACCGTGTGCTACGGTGTTAGCTGCCGGTGGGAGTAATGATCTCCCTGGGTAAGCCGTCAAGACTACCGGCAATCGCGTTAAGGGTAAACTTTACCCTCGCGTGTAAACTCATATTCATTCGATTGCAGGTGCAGCTGAATATAGTCGTCGGTATTCTGGTCTTCGATATCCGCATTACAAGCTTTAACCCATGCGTTGAAACAATCATCCAGCAAGTCTCTAAAATCCCGGTCGTCAGGCTTGGCTAAGAACTTCCAAACCTCGTCCAGTATTTCATTGTCCATTGTGTAACCCGTTAGCGGGCAGTTATAGCTCTCCAACGGCAGGACTCCTGAATGATAACTATTACTATACTTTCCTGCATTGGGCCCCCCCCCCTTCAGA